ATGGAACTGAAAGGCAGCGATCTCGGCGACTACAGCGAGCCGTACCGCGGCTTCGAGATCGAAGTGAAGACCGAGCAGGTGTGGGACGGCGAGCACGTGCACTACCGCGTGCTGCAAGGCGACGTGGTGCGGATCGACTGGCGGCTCGTGAAGGTCGACGGGCTGCTGCTGACCGAGCGCCGGGTGATCGAGCGCGTGCTGAACGAGGCGCGGCGCGCGGTCGATGCGGAGCTTGCCGGCGACGCGGATGCATAGCGTCGGGCGGGCAGGGCGCCGGTTGCGGTAAAATGGCAGGTTGCTTCCTGCGCCTGCTCGTTGCCCGAATTCCATGCCCGTTTCGTCTTCGCTTCCTGCCCGCCGCGTGTCCGTGGCGCCCATGCTGGACTGGACTGAGTAAAACAAGTAGACGCCTTATTTTTCGCGGGCGGCGGGTCATCGTGTTTTATCGCGTAGCACTGATGTAGGACTGATCGTCGAAACGAAAGCCCCACGAAACTGGAGCTTTTCGATTGGCGAGGTACGGGCAGACATCAATCGCAGAGCTGCTGGCACTCCTTCACGGCGGCGGCGCGGCGCTCGTCGATGTACGCGGCGAGGTCCTCAACATGGACACCCTTCGCACCTTTCTGCGACTTCTCCATCCGCACGACCGGCAGCCGGATCTCGCCGGTGCCGATCTTCCTGAGCAGCGTCGCGACCGTCAACGGCGCGAAGTAGTCGCGGCACACATCGGCGATCGGCACGACAGCCTGACCGTCATATTGCGCAAGCAGAAGAAAGGCGGTCTTCACTGTTCGATCCTCCTGAATTCGATCACCCACACCCACGGGTTTGCGGCCCAGCCGTGGCCGCGCTCGGCGTTGAGGTTGTCCCATAGATGGCGGAATTGTGCGACGGTGCCCTCGACCGGATCGACTCGCCGGGCGGCGCGCCGGGGATCGTGAATACCTTCGGCGATCGCGTCCTGCCACGTGATCGCCTGCAGTCGCTCGACACGCACGCCCGTCACTTCGAGCAGCGTACGCGCGGCGGCGCGCGGCATGAATATCGACGGGCGCTTCCACCAAGTCGGCGTCACGCCGCCGCGCGCGGAGTTCGGTAGCGCGCCGTCGAAGCGGTACTCGCGGCCGGTGTCGAGCGTCATGTCGACGAAATGCCATTCGTCGCGGCCTTTCTTCTCGCTGAAGCGCGTCTCCCAGCGGCCGAACGCGACGTATAACTCGCGCACCCAGAGGTGATCGCCGACGCGCCCGTATGGGCATTGCGGAATTAGATGCCGGATATCGAACTCGTACGTGTCGATGAAGGCGACCATATGCTTATTCAGCACGCGCCGCGTCTGCGTCTTCCGGCCGTCGAGGATGGCGCGCACCATCGGGCCGCTGAAAAGGATCGGGCGCTCGGTCATGCCGCGACCTCGGTATTTTCCGGCGATTCGGCCAGCTTCTCCAGGCGGCGCGCGATCGAATGGCAGATTGCCGGGAAGTCTGCCGCACGCCAGTAGGTCGCGTTCCGCGTTACCGCAATAGGCTTCGTGCCGAGCGATTTCAACAGGTTGGCACTGACCGTGAAGCCGAGCGTCTGGCACACGTCGGTCGTGGTCATGATCGGCTCGGAATGCAGGGTGGGAATCAGGTGCGTTTTCATCGTGCGCTCCAGTTGATAAGTGGCGTGTCGTACGACAGCATCAGGGGATGCTTCGGGTCTCCCGCGGCGGTCAGGCCGAATACCTTCACCGGCTTGCCAGAGGCCCGCAGCATTTCCGCGACGGCGTCGAGGCGCGGGCGCAGGCACTTCGGCAGCTTGCCGCGATCGCCCCAGCAGGGGACGAGCTGGTCAGCGTCCGCGATGATCTGCGCGAGGTGCATGTCGTTCTCGGGACCGATCGGGTCGACGATGGCCGCGAGGTCGCGAACGTTCGGCGAGCGGAAGGCGAAGGGGTTGCCGGCGATGTACTTGCGTGCGCCCCAGCGATGCGCGAAGCCGGTCCATTTCAGATCGGTCTGATCGCGAACGCTGGCGTCGGCGCGCGACGGATTCACGCCGAAGAATGCGACGACAATGCCGGTCGGTGCGACCTCGCGCTCGAGGCGGTAACGGAAGCAGAGGCACGGGCTGATGATCGCGCTCATGATGAGGCTCCGGTGCGCGCGGTGTCGGAGCACCAGCAACCGCGCCCTTCGTTGTCGGGGCAGCTCATCGGATCGCCTGAACAGCAACCCGGGCGATCGTCCGTCGCCTCGGCGCGCGGCCCCGGCTTCCCGTCCCACGTGTCAGCCTTCCCGCGCGTCTGGATCGCCGCGACCCCGTTCGTCGGCACGTCGGCCGGACGCCATATCGTGCCGCATGCATGGCATAGATGCGAACGATGCGGCGGGTTCGCCCACTGCACGTCGTCATGGATTCCGTTGCCAGTGTCGATGTCGCCGACTTCCGGGCCATCAATGTGCTGGGTCCCGCAACGCGGGCAGAACAGCAGCATCGGGATCGGCGACGCTGCTGGCTGCTCAATAGGGGATGCGGCTAGGATGCGGCGCGCATCCGAGATGATGTCGCGGAGATAGGGGCCTTTGGGCTCGTCCGTCCACGAACTCATGCCCGCAGCCCACTTGGATAGTTCGCTCAATACGGTCAGCGCATCAGCGCGGCTCTGTTCAGTCGGTTGCTCACGTTTGCATGAGCCGGTACCGCAGCCCCGCGAGCACTCGATGTCAGCAATTGCGCATACGCGGACGGCAGCGCGGCTCTGTTGTTGGTCGTTCATGGTCAGTCGCTCCAATAGGACATTTCGCAATCGGCAGCGCCTTCCGGATCGTTCTCGAATCCGAAATCAGCGGCATTCTCGAAAGCAGCGATGGCATACGAATCGGCAATGTGCTGGTCGACATTGCCGCGTCTGACGAAACGCGCAGCGCAGCGTCGAAGCCATGCAGACTCCGTGATCGTCTCGTCCCGACTGTCGTCGTCGGAAGGGATGTCCTGCTCAAAAATGGCCGAGCGCAAGCGGTGAAGGAAGGACGCGATGGTCATGGTGGTGTCCTCTGTTACGCCGCGACGTGCGCGATCTGCTGTTCGTGCGCGAAGTTCGCGCGGATCAGCGCGGCCGCGACGTCGGGGCATACGCTATTGCCGATCATGCGCACCTGCGCCGATTTCGACAGCGGCTTGCCATTCACGACCGGGTCGAGCACATAGCTGTCCGGAAAGCCCTGCGCGCGTGCGAGCTCGCGCGGCGTGAGCATGCGCATGCCGATGTCGATGATTGCGTAGTCCTCGCCGTGAATCGTGACCAGGCCGAATCGGTCGTGCGTCGGCACCGTGTGCAGCGGTTCGCGGAGCTCGACGCCGTCCTTCTCGTTGCCGTAGTACTTGATCAGGAACGCGCGCACCTCGGCGTGATGCATGCCGCCGGCGCTGATCGTGTGAAGCGGTTCGTCGACCGGCGCTCCGTCGCGGCACGTGCCGCGCAGCTTCACGAGGTTCGAAGTCACCAGGTGATGGTGGTCCTGCGTCGTGATCGTGCCGATCGACGCGTCGAGCGACGAGCCTGACGATTCGTGGCCACCGTAGTGCTTCGCAAGGAACGCAGTCACGGCGGCATGCTTCACGCCCTGCGCCACGACAGTGCCGAGCGGCTTGTCGAGGCCGGGTACGCGCGGGGCTTGTCCGGGCCGCTCGCCGTAGCTGGTCTGGATCAGCGTCGCGGCGACGACGCCCATCGCGTGCGGCGCACCAGCCGGCCGCGCACACTCGCCGCCGGCGGTAACGGTATGCAGGGGCTCGTCGGCCGCGCTACCGATGGAGTTCGCGCGGAACTTCGTCACGTGCGGCACGCAGACTGCAAAGCTCCCGCCCTTCGGGTGTGCGGTGATCGTGCGAAGGGGCTCATCGCCTGCGTGCACGGTGTCGCGGCCGTTGTAGTGCGCGATCGGCACGATGAACGGGTCGGCGCTGTTCACGACGAACTTCATGATGCCGCGCGCGATCCGGCGCAGCGTCGCGTCCTTCAGCGGCCGCTCGCGCTCGAAGATCGACGGGCAGGGGATCGACCAGTCGATGCAGTCGGCCGCCGTGCGCCACGGTTGCAGCTTGCCGGCGCGTACCGCCGCGCTCTTCGGGTCACCGTGCGTCGGTGCAGGCCAGACGATCGGCAGTCCATCGCGCCGCGCGAAGAGGTACAGCCGCTTGCGGATCGTCGGCGCGCCGAGGTCACACGCGCGGAGCACACGCCATTCGACCTTGTAGCCGAGGCCGGCCGTCAGGCGCTCCATCGGGAAGTCCGCGCCGAGCGTCTGATAGATCTCCGGCGTATCGGGATGGTCGGCCGGCAGTCCTGTCGTCAGCGCCGCGACGAACGCGCGGAACGTGCGACCCTTCTCGGACTTGATCGGGCGGCCGTCCTCGCCGAGCGGGCCCCAGTCCGCGAATTCCTCGACGTTTTCGAGAGCGATCGCGCGCGGGTATTGGAACGTTGCCCAGCGGAGCGTGACCCATGCGAGACCGCGGATCTTCTTTTCACGCGGCTTGCCGCCCTTCGCCTTGCTGTGGTGGGTGCAGTCTGGGCTGAACCACGCGAGGCCGATCGGCCGCTGCTGCGTCACGAATCCGGGGTGGATCTCGAACACGTCTTCGCAGAGGTGCTGCGTTTCCGGGTGGTTCGCGGCGTGCATCGCGAGCGCTTCACCGTCGTGGTTGATTGCGATGTCGACCGGTCTACCGAAGGCGCGCTCGATACCTGTGCTCGCGCCACCGCCGCCAGCGAAGTTGTCGACGATCAGTTCGCTGCCGAGATCGAGCGGCAACGTCAAGGAATCACGCTTCATGTGCTGGTCTCAATTCGGGAAAAAGCAGGGCGTCGTCCAGACCGCCCCTTCGAATGCCGCGCGGACCGAGGTGCGCCGCGCGGGACGGCTCTGTTTGGTCAACCTGGTACGGACTCGTCGTCCTGCTGCGTCGTCGCATCAGCGCTCGCGAGATACGCGCGCCAGCCGATCTTCCCGTGAGGCGTCAGGAAGCCCCATGCGTTCGTGCGCCGGCCCATGATGAAGATCGACTTCGCGATCGTCGCCCGCGGGAGGATCAGGCGATGGAAGTCGCCCGCTCGGCGCACGACAACCGCGCCGGGGCCGCGCCAGTAGATGCCGAAGTCGTTCAGGTACAGGTGGTCGCCAGCGCGCTCTGGCGCAATCCATGATTGCTTGATCGTCTCCAACGCGCCGCGGTACATCAGCGGGCAGCTCAGCGCGAATGGTGTAGGCTCGAAAACCTCCCAGTAGCCGCCCTCGAGCACGATCGAGATCGACCACGACGGGTGATCGTGCAGGTGCCGGTCGCGGTCGCTGCGCAGGATCGTGTGCGCACGGATCGCGATGCGGCGGCAGAGCCATCGGTACAGCAGCCCGGCGCGCGGCGACGCGGCATCCTTCCATGCCGGGTTGTCGCGGTTTCGTTCGACGCTGCGCGCGCCGAGAATCCAGTTGCGCAGCATGTAGCCGGGCAGGTCGAAGTAGGGCGTCTGCGCTGCGCGGCCGTGCACGCGCAACAGCATCGACGTCATCCAGTTCGGGATCGAGCTGATCATGACCGGTCCTTTGCGAAGCTGTCGCGGATTGCCTTGACCCACAGCGTGCGATCGTTGGCGCGCTTCACTTCGTCGCGCTGCTGCTGTTCGCAACGCGCGACGGTTGCCTTCAGGTCGGCGATCCATTCGGCGTGCCAGGCTGCGGGTTCTTGCGGCAACGGGGCGCGGTCATATCCGATGCAGCAGTCGAATTTGATCGACTCGACGATCTGGCTCTCCATGATCTCCTTGTAGGCAATATGGTCCGGGGTGGGCGGTTGCCATGCGCGCACCTGCGCGAGCATCGTGTCGTACTTCGCGCGGAGCGCAGTTGCAGCGTCGACGCGCGCCTGGTACTCGGCCATGCTGGAGTCGAACTCGCGCCGGTATTCGGCGGCGATCTGGTCGGGCGTCCACGCACTGATGCGCTCGAGTGTCGCGTGTACCTCTTCGAGACGCTTCTGGTAGTAGGTGTCGGGCTCGAAGCGTTCCGGAATCGGGGCACGTGGATCGTCGCGGAGCGTGACGAGCGCGCCGAACGCGCGCGCGCAGTCCCATGCGTACTGCTCGAAGGTGATGCCTTTCGCGATGTCTGCGGTGTATCCGGTGGGCATAGTGGTTCCCTGGTAGCGTGTGAGCGGCGCGGCCGTCAGGCGGCCGTGATCTTCTCGATGTTGATGGAGTCGAGGAACGCGAGCAGGCGCCGCGTCTCCGCCGGCGACAGCTTCACGTCCTTCGAGCCTTTCGCGATCGACAACGTGCCGTTCGAGAAGAATCCGAACGTGAAAGACGGGTCCGGTCTGTCGTCATCAGCTGGTGCCGCGCGGCCGCCGCGCGCGAGCGTGACGATCTGCTTGGTACCGTCGACCTCGCGAATCAGCGACTGCATCGGCCAGTACGTGAATACGTCGCGGAAGCCGTCGACCTTCTTCGTGTCCTTCTTGACCTTGCCCGCGTCGACGTACTTCACGAGCCGCGACTGCACGTCGGCCGTCGCGAGCCCGACTTCGCTCGCGATCTCGGCGGCGGTTCGTCCCGGATGGTCGACGATCACCTGTAGGATCTGTTCGATGGATGGCATGCTTCTCTCCTTCGCGGGGCGGCGTGGATCACGCCTGTTCGGTCTTCGGCAGCGTCGCGTCGAGGTGCTTGATGCGCGCGACGATCGTGTCGGGGATGAGGATCGCGCGGGCGCCGCGCATCGCTGCGAACGCCGGACGTAGCAGGTTGCGGTCGTTCTCCGGCAACTCGGCGTGCTCGAGACGTTCGAGCGCGCGCCAGAGTGGATCTTGCGTATCGGTCATTGGTGCTCCTGGTGGATGACGGCGACCACGCGGTCGCACATGGCGATATCGAACCAGCCGACGTGGCACTCGCCGACGGCGATGCCGAGCCGCGCGGCCAGCCAGCTGTATGCCTCTGTGCGTGACATGCCGTCGCGCTGCCAGAGCGGGTTGAACGCGGCCTTCGCGCGCATGCGCGCCGCGCGCGTCTCGTTGTCGGCGAGCGTGCCGAGCGGGATCGCGGTGTGCGGGTGCATGCCGACGTACGCGCGGCAGCCGCCGCACAGGTAGGCCCACGGCCAGTCGCCGAAGTCGCGGCCGTAGATCTCGCTGTTGCGCACGATGCGCACGGCGCCGCCGCAGAAGCGGCACTCGGTCGGCGCGGGCAGCGGATTGCGCACGCGCTTCATCGCGCGGCGTGACGGGTTCCACGGCGTGCACGGGCCGCGCTTGGCGCTGGCACGATCGAAGGCTTCGGCGAGCGCGGTCATTCGTCGTCGCTCCCGTACCACGTGCGATGCTGCTCGGCGACGTGCTCACTGCCGTCGTATTCGCTGATTTCCCACTGGACGTCATCGGGGATTTCGACAACGACCAATTTCGAAAATCTACAGTTCGCAGTTTCACCAAGCTGCTCGACAACAGCGACGAGGTCCGCGTCATCGCGTTTGATGTCGCTCACTGAAAAGTGCTCGGCGGCGTAGCGTGAGTTGTGCGCTTCGCGCTCAGCAGCCGACATCGCCTGCCATTCGCCGTCTTCCAGGTCGCGTTGGCGTTGTTCAGGTGGAACGGTCCAGTAGTCGACAAACAGGGAGTTTTTGCGCTCGGCATAGACGGTGAATCCCTTGCGTTGTGCGTATGCGACGACCGCTGCGTCGCTCAAACCGAAACCGCCGAAACACGCATTGATGACGATCTTCACGTGGGGGTCCTTGGGTAGGGGCTCTGCCGCCGGCGCGGTTGGAGAACCGCGCATCGCGCCTATTCCTGTCGCGCCAGCGGCTTCGCCCGTTCGATTACGCTTGCGCGTCGTTGCCGACCGCGTTCATTGCGTCCTTGATCTGCTGCACGCGCTCTTCGTCGAAGGCGTCGGCCTGTCCGTTTTTGCTGCCTTTTTTGAGGCGCCCGGCGCGCGCCGGCTTCTCGACCTTCTCGGGTTGCGCGGTCGACTCGTCCTCGTCCGGATCCGTGTCGATCGTCGCGGTGATCTCGCTCTGCAGAGCCGTGCAGATGCGCGCGACGTCGGCCTCGTCCGGATGGCACTGGATGCGCGCGTTGAACGTCACCGTGCCGCCTTCCTTCGGGTAGAACTTGATCTCGTTGATCTTCGCGTCGCGCATCACGATGTCGTTTGCCGAGTCGTCGCCGTGGTGCACGCGGAACAGGCCTTCCTCGAACTTCTCGGCCCACTTGATCGGCGCGACCAGGTGCTCGAAGCGCAGGTTCGGGAAATCGGTCACGCGCTCGACGCCGTCGAGATCGTCCTGCGCCGGTCCGGTCGGAGACTTCCAGTAGAACGTCTCGATCAGCCTGCCATCGAGCTTGTCGAGCGCGCGGTTCGACTGGTTGAATTCGAGGCCGATGTCCATCGCGAGGCGGTGTTCCTCGCCGTGCAACTCCTGCCGGACGTTGACGCTGTTGAGCTTGACCTTGATCTTGAAGAAGCGGAATTCGGACATGACGATCCCTTCGGGTGAAAAAGCGGTTACGCCGCGGCTTCGAGGCGCGTCAGTTCGGCCTGGAAGTCGAGGGTGACGAGCAGGGCGGCCGTCTGCGCATGCGTGGCGCCGTAGTGCTCGGCGAGGATGTGAACCACATCCGCGGCGGTCGGCCGCGGGATGCGGCGCGGCGCGGCGGCGCGCGCGGCTCCGGCCGGCGGCTCAGCGCCGCGCGGCGCGGTAGCGGAAGGTTGAGCGGCGGCCGCCGGCGCTGCGGCCTGCGCCTGATTGGCGGCTTCGGCCTGCGCGGCCGCGCGCTGCGCTTCTGCTGCCTCGTCGGCCTTCCGTTTATCTTCCTTCGCGGCTTCCTGCCGCTTGTGCTCGTCGATGCGCGCGTTCACCGCGAGCTGGAAGTCGTCAGCCGGTTTCTGGATGAGCTGCTGCAGGTCGCGGAACAGGAACGTGTGCTCGCTGGCGTGCGTGCGGTACCAGTCGAGCTTCGCGCGCAGCTCACGCGCCGCGGCGTCAGCCGCGATCTTTCCGTTCGCGACCGCGGTGTCGATCGCCTCGTGCAGGCTCGCGAGCGTGCGCTTGTTCTTCGCGGCCGTGACGAAGTCTGGCGCCGGCAGCGCGAGCGCGACGTCGCCGAGCTCGGCGTTCAGTGCGGCGACGTGGTCGGCGTAGGCCTTGCGGCCGCCGGCTACGATCTCGTCCTTGATCTCGGTCTTGCGCTTCGTCACCAGCTTGTCGAGCGCCAGGCGCTTGTCGCGCAGCTGCGTGCGGATGTGGTCGAGCGTGCGCATCAGCTCGTCGATGCTGGCCGTCTGGCCGATCGCGGCGTTCTTCGCGACTTCCAGTTCCTTCTCGGCCTTCTCGCAGAAGCTGACCGTCGCGGCTGCGTTCGCGAAGTCCTCGTCCGTCTGCAGGTCGGTCTTGATCGACGCGATGAACGTCTCGGCCGCCGCCTTGAAACGCGGCAGGTTGCTGGTGACGACCTTGCCTTCGATCTGCACGGCGAGCGTCGGCAGGTTCATGATTGCCTCGGCCTTCGGCGCTTCGCGGATGTCGCGCGGCTCGTACGCGGCCAGGTCCTTCTCGAACTGGGCCCAGCCGGCGCGGATGCGGTCGAACCAGGCTTCGTCCGGCGCGATCTCGATCGACACGAACCGGTCCGGCGTGCCATCCGAGCAGACGAAGATCAGCCGGTCGGCACCGGTCACCATCAGGACCTGCTGCGACTGCGGCCAGTGTTCCTCGGGCAGCTCGCCGTTCTCGATCGACGCGGCGAGCGTTTCGTTCCACTGCTTGTGCTCGAAGGCGAGGTGGTCGCCCATCGTCAGGCCATCGCACGACGCCGACAGGCGGCCGAGCGACAAGGTGACCGGGTACAGTTCCTCGCCGATCATTTCCTCGACGAGCGGCCGCGCGAGCGCTTCGACTTCGTGCCCGTGGTCGAGGATGTGCTCCTGCACCCAGTCGCTGAATTCTTTCGGCGTGCCGGTGTGCTTCATGTGCAGCAGCTCGTTGCGCTTCACCTTCGTGGAGAGGCCGAGCATTGCGGCGGCTTCGCTCGAGCCGAAGTGGCTCAGGCGGAATTCCTCCCACTCGGGCGTGCCCTGCACGAGGTCTTGGACGAGGCGTTCAGTCATTTTCGTGGCTCCAGCTGTCGATGGTCAGCTTCTGGTCTTCGGTGAGGGGTGCGCCGCGGGACTCGATGAAGGCGATCATCTGGGCCGGCGTCTTGCGGCCGGATTTCACGACCTCGCGCCACTGGTCCTTGTTCGCGTCGAACTTTTTCTGGTCGTAGAACGCGGGCGGTTCACTGTTCCCCCGCTGCTGCGAGGCTGCAGCGCGCCGGGTGCCGCCTTGGTGATTTGGCTCGGCTGTCCGGTCCGCGCCGCGGGCCGAATGGTTGTCGACGCGGCTCGCGCCGCCGGCGCCGTCGTCGTCATCGTCCTGCTCCGACAGGCCGGTGATTGCCTTCAGCGTGTAGCGCTCGAGATAGGTCTTCGTGCTCGCGCGCGCCTGGATCGCGTTCTTCGCGCCGCCCATGTCAGGCGGGCCGCCCATCGAGACGGATTCTTCGTGCCCGTCGACGTGGCGCAGGTAGCACGTGACCTCCATCCAGTCTTTCTCGTCGCGCGTCAGGCGCCACGCGGATGACAGGCCGTGTTTCGAGAGAGCAGGCGTCACCGCGTTGACGACGTCGTGCAGTTCGGCGTACTTCTTGCCTTTGAGTGGTCCGTCCTTGACGTCCTTGCCCTTCACGATGACGACTGCCTCGGCTTTGAACGCGGCGAACGCGGCGTCGAATGATCGCTTCGCGAGCTTTGCCTCGTGGCGGTCCTGCAGTTCCATCAGCCGCTCGAGCTTGTCGAGGTCGGCGTCCTTCTCGATCGCGATGCGCAGCAGATCGGCCGGCGTCGTGCTAACGATCGCAGTGCGCTGCGGCACGACGGCAGGCACTTCGGCCGCAGCCGGCACCGCAGTGGCCGCTTCGCTGCCAGTGAGTTCGACGTCGACGATGTCGGCCGTGGGTGCGGTTTGCATGTTGGCTCCAGTGGTCAGACCGTGCGCGCGGCGGCGAGCTGCCACCGGATCAGGTCGGAGTTCGTGTGGTCGATTTCGCGCGCGACGTAGAGCAGAGCGAACACGATCAGGATCGCGGCGGCCATCGTCAGGCGCGGGTGTTTGGCGTGGAGTCGGTCGAGCCAGCGCATCACGATTCCTTCTTCGGGAGGCACAGGAAATGGACGCTGCGCAGGTTCAGTCGCTTGAACGGCTGCGCCGGGTCGATGTTCCACGTCGTATTGATCTCGAGGATCGGGAACGCGCAGCCGTCGATTGACCAGATCGTGTCCATGCGGCCGCGCTCGCCAGGGCCACCGTTGAACGTGCCGTCCGGATCGCTGAACGATGCATAGCAGCGCATCTGGTCGCGGTGTTTTGCCATGATCACGGCGTACACTTCGGCGCTCGTCTGGAGGCGGTAGAAGTCGTCCATCAGGCCACCTTGCAGTAGGCGTAAGTGCGGGCAACCGCGCGCGGCAGGTGCGCGCTGCTGATCGGCACGCGGGGCATGCGCGTCAGGCGCGCGATCATCCACGCCCGGCGCTGCTTGCGGTTCAGGTGCGCGGCGTACCGGCGCAGGGAGGGGCGCAGGCTCATCGGGCTCACGACTGCGCTCCGTTCTCGATCGCGAGGAGCGACTGGATGCGGCCGTTGAGTTCGACGACGCGCGCGTTGAATTCGGCCTGCAGCTTCTTCTTCTCGCGCTCTAGGTTTGCGATCAGCGCGGCGCGCGGATCGAAATTGTCAGGGACTTCGACCTCGAACGAGTGCTCTCGCACTTTCACGACGTTGCTGACGAGCTGACTGCGGTCGTATTCCGCGAACGTATAGACCAGATTGCCAGCGATGTTCGGCTCGGCAAAAATGAAACCCTTGATCGTCACCTTCATGTCACACCTCGGTACGCATGTTGTTTGGCGCCGGCATTCCACCGGCAGGCGCTGTAAGCCGCGCTGGCTGTCGCCGGGTCTCGCGACCCTCAGGGGATGGGGCCGGTGCTGATCTCCGGCATGTGGCGGCCTTCTCCTCCGCACTCCACTGCACGACAGGATCCCGGCACATTCAGGAACCGGTTGCCCACTAGCGCGTCAGCCCGCGCATTCCCATCCACTGAAGGTGCCCGCGATATAGCGCGCGGGCGGCGCTCAAACTGGACTCGTCTCATCGAACGTGGTGGGCGCTACTAGCCGTAGTCCATCGGAATCACCGGATTCGGGCTGTGTAGCCGCCCAGCGCATCCGATGCGCGAGCGCGGCCAGTTGGGCTTAGGCGCTGGAGTCCATGACAGCGCCATCAGCCAGATCAGAAGCATCAAGGCGTCGGAAGCTTGTCGTCCGGCTCGTCGATCCGCGTGTACGGGTACTTCTTGTCGTACGGCTTGATGTGCTTGCCGAAATGCGAGCCGATCGATTCGGCGTCGCGGAATGCTTCGAAGTCCTCGGCCGTGAAGTTCGCGTAGTGGTACAGCGACGTCGGCGCGCCGGTCGTGCGGTTCTTGAAGCGGATCGCGAGCGTGTTCGTCGCGGGGTCGTGGCCGATCGCGTGGATCTGCGACGACTCGACGGGCTGCACAGCAATGTGCGTGGTGGTTGACATGTCTTCCTCTCTGGTCTTGTGGGACTGCGGGTACTGATGCGCGGCGCGGCCGCGCGTTACAGCGACTGCACGTAATCGATCACCTGCTGGACGGTCTTCAGCTTCTCGGCCTGCTCGTCGCTGATCTCGATGCCGAAGTCGTTTTCGATGCACATGACCAGCTCGACCGCGTCGAGCGAGTCCGCGCCAAGGTCCTCGGCGATCTTCGCGTCATTGCGGATCTCGCCGACCGTCATGCAGAACTGCGCGGCGACGATCGCCTTGACGCGTTCCTCGACGTTCGTGTGTTGCACGGTGCTCACGGTGTTTCTCCTGTTGGACTGCAGCGGTTGATCAGCGCGGCCGCACCATCCGGCCAGCCGAATACGCGGCCTCGATGCGCAGTGCGCGGCACTGCGGCAGGTCGTGCAGCGAGACGACTTGGTACGTCCGGCCGTCGTGCGCGAGGAACCGGATATGGCCGTCGAGCGATTGCCGGGCCGCGCGGTGGGATGCCTTGTTCATTCGCATGGCGAACTCCTCAACCGCGCGCGTCGGCATAGCCGGCGCGGTATGCGGTGTCGAATTGGCTGGTGGGCGCGAACGGGCGGCCGAGCATCCGGTCGTTCCATCCGCGCTGGTAGGAAGCGATCGCGTGCACGTCAGGCCTCGACCGCGATCAAGCCGTGCTGCTCGGCCAGCTGCTTCGCGAGCTCGCGCTCGCCGGACGCCGCGTAGCTGATTGCGCGCGCGGCGACGTTCATCTGCTCGTGGTCGTCGCGCCGATACGCGTCGAGGTGGGCAGTCTTCAGGGCGGAAAGCAGATCGGTTTGCATCGCGGGCTCCTTCTGAGTTAGCGACCGGTTGCGTTTTCGAGGTGCTGCATGAACCGCGCGAGCAGCAGGACCATCAGCGCCGCGATGGCGTACTTCACGTCCAGATCCGGCTGCATCGGGTCAGGGAATATCCGTGTCAGGCAGCCGAACAGCGCATTCGCCACGGCGAGGATGAGCAGGAGGGTTTTCATGTCGTGCTCCGTCGCGCGGGCCGGCTACTTCGTGATCGGCGCGACGATCGCGGCGTGCACGTGGTCGGCCACCAAGCGCAACTCGACGGCCACCGTATGACCGATCACCGCTGCGCAGACCAGCGCGAACATGACGATTGCGAGTTGCTTCATGGTTGCCTCCGGTAGTCCGACTGATATCAGTCATGCTGTTGAATTTATAGTAGTCGGGCTGTTTGTCTATGTCAACAGTCCGACTGATAAAATAAACAGGGGCTGATAACGACTGATGTGGCCGTCGTCGAGACGGCCTATTGCGGAAGGGAAGGGAGCGGGGCGCGCGCCGCTGCGGCGGCGCGAGGCAGCGTTACTGGATCAGAGAGAGGATGTCGCGCTCGAGCTTGCCGGTCGGCACGCATTCGGTGCCGTCGGCAGTGTTCATTTCAGGGAAGGTGGCGGTGCCGCCGGAGCTGAACGCGATCGAAGATGTATTCGAGTCACCACGGCCGTTCGACGCCCTGGCGGTAAGCTGGCGCTGCATTACGTATCGTGCGTTGACCGTCACCCGCGTCTCGTTGGCGCTGATCGTTTCGAAGATGATGTTGATCCGGCCGTCGAGGTTCATCTGCCGTCGGAAGTTGACGAGCACCGGGTACTTGTAGAGGGTGTAGACGGCCTCTTTGGCCGATCCGTCGAAACTGTAGTCGTGGCGCCCGGTCGCGTTCTGGAAGTAGGCGTTGATGTGGCCGCAGTCGACATAGTCGTGCGGATCGCCCGAATAGCTGACGTTGATCAGGCCGGACGCCTTGTCGAGATTGTTGATGACGAAGAAATCTTTGCCGAGAGAAGGCACTGCCGACGCCCACACCGCATCGCGCGATTTCGCGATCGTTTTCGTGGTATCCGTGTGGCGCGCGATCGGCCGCGTATAAGCAAGGTTGCTGGAAGCGCAGCCGGCAAGAGCCGCAACCGCGGTCGTGCCGAAGAGTAAGGCGAGCGTTCTCATCGTGTTGTCCCCGTGAATCGTTATTCGGAATAGAAACGAATCAGCTGGGAGCCGAGGAAAATCCACGGTTCGAGCAGCGTCAGAGCATTTTCTTCAGTTACCTTTACGAGTCCGTAATCCAATCGACCATTATCGAGATCGATATAGAGGTGCGTCGCGCCATCGTCCAAACGGGAAGGACCTTTCTCGCCCTTCGAATCGGCACGTTTCCGCGCGCGCCGGTAATCATCCAGCGCGACGACGTTGCTACGTCCCGGTTCCCCGTTTGCGTGATCCACGTGCCTTCACCATTTTCGTATGGTGCTGATCGCCCTGCGGACCGGCCTCTGCAGCCGAGGTTCCCATTCTGAAAACCTTGACCAGAGTGTCGAGCAATTCGTCGGTCACGCGCCCCTCAGACACGGCGGCCAGTAGCTCTTCGGAAAACCGCTGCGCGATCTGTAGGTTCGTATTGTGTACATGTTTGGTATCAGGGTGAGTACTAGGGTTTACGACCTCTTCAGTATTTCCTGAATTTGCCGTTGGCGAATGGTTTTTCACCTGCGCTAGTACGCGTTCACCCGTGCTCGAAATAGTGGCCGATAAATCGATTGCAGACGCTAAATCGGCAAAATTTTCCGCGAGTGCCGGGCTGATTTCCTCGGCTTTGCAATCGAGCAGCGCGACGAACTTCGCGATAACCCGAATGTTGAGAGGGATATCTCCCCGCAGGTACTGGCTGAGCGCGCTCTGGCCGAAGCCGAGCTGCGCAGCCGCCTCCATCTGAGACGACGGGCGGTCGAGGTCTTTCTGTTGCTGCTGCCACTGCTTGAAGCGCATGCGCAGGCGCGCTGCGTCTTCGAGCTGCTCTGGCGTCAAGGGTTTTGCTGGCATGGCCGCACGATATAAGTCGGGCCGCTAACGTGCAAACAGTCGGGCTGTTGGTTGACATGCAATAACAGTCCGACTACTATATTTTTCATGAACGCCATCGCCACCATCCGCAAGAGCCTCGGGCTCTCGCAAGCCGCACTCGCCAAAGGCCTCGATCTGGGGCAGTCGGCCATCTCGCAGTTCGAGAGGGGCGAGTGCGAGCCGACGCCGGTCGTCGCGAGGCGCCTTATCCAGTTCGCCAAGGAGCGCGGCCTCGCCGTTAGCTTCGAGATGATCTACGGCGACGCGGAGCTGCCGCCGCTCGACGACAGCGCACAACCCGCTGCGAGCGACGCCGTGGGATGACGTAACGATTTCGATGCCGCGCGTGTGAGCGCGGCGCGTATCAGTGGTCTCCGCCTGCTCACCCCCGGGCAGGATGGTTCGCCCAGTCCTAGGGCTGGGCTTTTTTACGCCTGAACCGTCCGCGAAGTGCGGGCGGCTCTCGATACAAGAGGGGGCGTAGAGGTCGGCTGTCATGCGGCTTCCTGCGAGTAGTTCACGGACCGTAGGGTCCACTTTTTGGGCCGCAACGAGAAACCCTAGGAACCCCTAACGAAATGGGGTGTAAAGGGGGAAGACGGGGAGCGGCAGCCTGAGAACCAAGCCGGGGGCGCGTCAGCGCTACATGGATGCAGACCAAATTGTTCTACGAAGACGAGCATGAGGCGCTTCAGCTCATGGTCTCGAACAGCGGGAAGACGATCAAGGAAGTTGCGTCATTCCTCTGGCCGGACATGAAACCCGAGAGCGCGTACGCCAAGTTGAAGACCTGCTTGAACCCGCGAGGCGACGAGCACTTCCGCTTCGGTCAAGTCGTCGCTCTCATGAAGTTCTGCGGCAGTTTCGAGCCCCTGTTCTACGTGTGCGACGAGACGATGCACGCGCGTCCGGATCGGAAGTGCCCGGAAGACGACGCCGTGAAGCTGGCCGAGACGATCCGGTGCGCGGCCGACGTGTTGACCAAGGCCACTGCGGCGCTGGATCGGCTGCATGGTCAGACCGTGGCGATGCGTTCTGTGAAGAGGTCCGCATGATCGACATGTACATCGACCAGTTGGTCGCAGTCGCCATTTTCCTGGTGTTCGGCCTGCTGTATGTGTGGGTGAGGTAGAGCCATGAAAGCCCAGACCCCGACCGAGCGCGCGCTCGCGCAGCGCGTCGAAGAGCTGAAATTCACGCGCGACGTCTATCCGATCGCCGAACCGCGGCTCGCCGAGGTGTCGGAACTCCTTCATCGAATCTGCGCAGCAACGACGCTCGACGCGGCCCGCTGGATGGCCGGCGACGCGCTGGTCCAGCTGCGCTCCTATGTCACCTCTCGCAGTCAGGACGGCAGCAATGGGGCGAATTAGGACCGTGAAGCCCGAGCTCTTCACCCATGAAGATCTGTTCGAGGCCGAGCAGGAGACGGGCCTGCCGCTGCGCGTCGCGTTCATCGGCCTATTCACATGCGCCGATCGGGAAGGCCGGTTCAAGTGGCGCCCGCGCACGCTGAAGTTGGCCGTGCTTCCGCACGACGCAGTCGATTTTTCACGCGTGCTTGACGCGTTGATCACGCGTGGCTTTCTCGTCAAGTACGCGTCGGAAACGGGGGAGGAAATCGGCCTCATCCCGACCTTCACGAAGCATCAGGTCATTAACAACCGGGAAACGCCGTCCGACCTGCCGCCACCACCCGCCGACCTTGATCTGACGGGCTTTCCGACGCGTGCCACTACGCGTGATCCACGCGTCGATGACGCGTCAGGCACGCGTGCTCAGGGGAAGGGAAAGGAAGGGAAGGGAAAGGAACAGGAAGGGAATAATTCCCCCCATACCCCCCTTTCGGGGGGCAACGAGTCCGCTTCGAGTGATTTGCTCGGCGACGACAACGTGAAACCGAAGCGCGAGCGCAAGCCGACCATCGCGTTGCAAACCTTCCTTGCCGACTGCAAGGCCAAAGGCGAAAAGCCGATCCCGCCTGCTGATCCGGTTTTTGCGTACATCGCCCGCGTCGGCATTCCCCGCGAGTTCCTGCAGCTTCACTGGCTCGTGTTCAAAGCCCGATACACATCGTCGGGCGCGAAGCGGTACAAGGACTGGCGCGCGGCGTTCCGTAAGTCGATCGAGGGGTGCTGGTTCAAGCTTTGGTTCATGCGGGCAGATGGCACATGCGAACTGACCACGCAAGGGCTGCAAGCGCAGCGTGAGCACGGGCGGGAGGCAGCATGAACGACAACCGCTACGCCGCGTTCCTGCGGCAGAAGATTCGTATGGCCCGCTTCGACGGTTTCGACGTGTCTCCCGACGAGATCAATCCGAAGCTCAAGCCGCACACACGCGACATCGTGCGCTGGGCGTTGAAGGGCGGCCGGCGCGCCGTGTTCGCCTCATTCGGCCTGCACAAGACGGCGACGCAGCTCGAGCTCATGCGCCTGATTGGCGCGCATCGGTCATGCTTGCGCGCGATCGTGATGCCGCTCGGCGTGCGACACGAGTTCATCGGCCAGGCTGCCGAGCACTTTTCCGGCGAGTGCAGTGTTCCGGTCCGGTTCATCCGCTCCGACTTCGAGATTGGCGACGAGCGCGAAATCTACCTGACGAACTACGAGTCGGTGCGCGAAGGGAAGGTGACACCGAGCCTGTTCGGTGCCGCAAGCCTTGACGAAGCGAGCGTGCTGCGCAGCTTCGGGAGCAAGACGTTTCAGGAGTTCCTGCCGCTGTTCGACGGAGTCGAGTTCAAGTTCGTCAATACGGCCACGCCGAGTCCGAACCGATTCAAGGAACTGATTCACTACGCTGCCTTCCTCGGCGTGATGGACAGCGGCCAGGCGCTCACGCGGTTCTTCCAACGCGACAGCGAGAAAGCCGGCAATCTGACGCTGTACCCGCACAAGGAAGAGGAATTCTGGTTGTGGGTCGCCAGTTGGGCGGTGTTCATCCAGCGTCCGAGCGATCTCGGCTACAGCGATGAAGGCTACGCGCTGCCTGAGCTAGACGTGCGGTACCACGAGGTGCCGACCGACTATGCGAAGGCCGGTACCGACCGCGACGGTCAGGTGCTGATGTTCCAGGATCCGGCGCTCGGTCTGAGTGCTGCGGCGGCCGAGAAGCGCGACAGCCTGCCGACGCGCATCGCGAAGGTGACGGAGATCGTCGACGCTGATCCGGCCGATCACTTCGTTATCTGGCACGACCTCGAGTCGGAGCGCCACGCGATTCAGGATGCTCTGCCGGATGCGGTCAGCGTGTGGGGCACGCAGGACCTCGACGAGCGAGAGCAGCGCATTGTCGACTTCGGGCAGGGCGCGTATCGGCTGCTGTCGACGAAGCCGGTCATTGCTGGCTCGGGCTGCAACTTCCAGCGTCACTGCCATCGCGAGATCTTCGCGGGCATCGGCTTCAAGTTCAACGACTTCATCCAGGCAATCCACCGCGTTCAACGCTTCCAGCAGCCGCACCGCGTGCGCATCGACATCGTGTACAGCGAGGCCGAGCGCGAGGTGTTGCGCACGCTACAGCAGAAGTGGGCGCAACACGACCAGATGGTGCAGAAGATGACCGAGATCATTCGCAAGTACGGACTCAACCAGCTCGCGATGCAGGAGACACTCGCGCGCACGATCGGCGTGGAACGCATCGAGGTAACCGGCGATCGTTTCACGGTCGCGAACAATGACTGTGTCGAAGAGGCGCGGCAACTGCCCGATAACCACGTCGACCTGATCGTGACGTCGATTCCGTTCGCGAATCACTACGAGTACTCCCCGAGCTACAACGATTTCGGCCACACCGAAGACAACGAGCATTTCTGGCAGCAAATGGACTTCCTGACGCCCCAGCTGCTGCGCATCCTGAAGCCCGGCCGCATCTACGCGTGCCACGTGAAGGACCGGATCCTGTTCGGCAATGTGACGGGCGCCGGCATCCCGACCGTGAGCCCGTTCCATGCCGAGGCACTCTTCCACGGGCGAAAGCACGGCTTCGACTACTGCGGGATGATCACCATCAACACCGACGTCGTGCGCGAGAACAACCAGACGTATCGCCTCGGGTACACCGAGATGTGCAAGGACGGCTCGAAGATGGCCGTCGGCTCGCCGGAATATGTGCTGCTGTTCCACAAGCCGCAGACTGACCGTTCGAAAGGCTATGCCGACGTGCCGATTCGCAAGTCGAAGGAGGAGTACAGCCTGGCGCGCTGGCAGATCGATGCGCACGCGTTCTGGCGCTCGAGCGGCAACCGGCTGCTGACCGCGGAGGAACTGGCCGCGCTCGGCCCCGATCAACTCGCGAGCTTGTTCACGAAGTACACGCTCGAGAACGTGTACGACTACGAGTTCCACGTGAAGATCGGCGAAGAACTTCAGGCACGCGGCGCGCTGCCGTCGACGTTCATGAGCCTCGCACCCGGCTCTCATCACCCCGACATCTGGCACGACGTCACCCGCATGTTGACGCTCAACGGCGAGCAGGCGAAGCGCGCGGTCGAGAAGCACGTCTGCCCGCTGCAGTTCGACATTGTTGATCGGTTGATCGAACGGTACAGCAACCCCGACGAGCTTGTGTACGACCCGTTCTGCGGTCTCGGCACGGTGCCGTACCGGGCAATTCTGAAGGGGCGCCGCGGCGGTGGGTCCGAGCTCAATCCGACCTACTTCATGGATCAGGTGCACTACCTGCGCGCGGCGGAACGCCAATTCTCGATGCCGTCCTTGTTCGATGCGGTCGAGGATGCAGCATGAACGCCACCGACCAATATTTCGAAGATGGCGTGCGCAACGTGCCGCACAGCGTCGAGATGGAGCAGTCGGTACTCGGCGCGCTGATGATCGACAACGATGCAATCGACCGGATTGGCGAGCTGCGCGCGGAGCACTTCTTCCGGTACGAGCACCGGATCATCTTCGAGGGCATTATGAAGCTGATCGTTGCGGGCCGCTCGGCCGACGTAATGACCGTCTTTGATCGGCTTGGCGTCGATGGCTACCTGGACCGGACTGGCGGCCTGCCGTACCTGAATGCGATCGTGCAGAACACGCCGGGCGCGGCAAACGTTGCGCGCTATGCGCAGATTGTCGTCGAGCGCGCAAAGCTGCGCCACCTGCTCTCGGCGGTGGATGAGATCGGTGCTGAGATCACGAACCCGATGGGGCGCAGCGCGGACGAACTGATCGCACTCGCGCAGTCGAAGTTCGAGCCGCTCTCGGATGGCCGAACCGAAGGTCCGAAGGGAGTAGGCGAGTACCTGACGGAAGTCGTGCAGCGTCTGGATCAGGAGCACCGCGGCGAAGCGGCCGCCGCGATCTCAACTGGCCTGAGCGACCTCGACTTCAAGCTCGGCGGCGGCATCAACGGCGGCGACTTGATCATCATCGCGGGACGCCCGTCGATGGGGAAGACGGCCTTGGCGATGGCAATCGGCGAGCACGTCGCCGAGCGAGAAGGGGCCGTCGCGATGTTCTCGCTCGAGATGCCCGGCAAGCAGCTGATGCAGCGCGCGATCGCGCGGCACGGCGATCTGCCTCTGCACGTGGTTCGCAACGGATCACGGATGACCGATGCGGACTGGCCGAAGCTCACGCATGCGGTGCAGGTGATCTCAGAAATGCCGCTGATGATCGACGACAGCGCGGGCCTGTCGCTGCCGGAGATCACGAGCCGTAGCCGCGCCGTGAAGCGGAAGGTCGGCCTGAAGCTGATCATCGTCGACTACCTGCAGCTCATGACCGGCGGCCCGGACGAGCGACACGACCTGCGCATCGGCAGCTACTCGGCCGGCCTGAAGGCGCTCGCTAAGCAGCTCGACGTGCCGGTGATCGCGCTGTCGCAATTGAACCGCGCGCTCGAGCAGCGCCCGAACAAGCGGCCAATCATGGCCGACCTGCGCGACTCTGGCGCGATCGAGCAGGACGCGGACACGATCATCTTCGTCTACCGCGACGAGGTCTATCACGAGAACTCGCCGGATGCCGGCATCGCCGAGGCGATCATTGCCAAGCAGCGCAACGGCGCGCTCGGCACCGCGTATCTGGCCTTCATCCACGAGCAGGCGAAGTTCGGCGATCTCGCGATGGGTTACGTCCCAACGCCGCGCCGCAGGCCCCAACAATCACGCGAGGAAGGCTGCGAATGATCACGACCGAATTCGACGTCGCGCCGGCGATCGTGCGCGTGCCGACCTTGAACATCCTCGCGCTGGACCTCGGAACGAGCTGCGGCTGGGCTCTGGCCCGCGGTGCCGACGTGACGTACGGGACGAAGAACTTGGCGGCGCGAGCGAAGGACGGTCCGGGTCAGCGCTGGCTGAAGTTCCGCGCGATGCTCGGCAACCACTACGCCGCCGCCGGCGAGATCCACGCCATTTACTACGAGCACGTGATCGCGCACGGCACGAAGGAGCACCCGAACATGATCGCGGCGCACGTGTACGGCGGCTTCCTTGCACACCTCGAGGCGTGGTGCGACGTGCAGCGCGTGCGCCTGGTGCCGGTGTCGGTCGGCACGGTGAAGAAGGCGTGGACCGGCCGCGGCAACGCGAACAAGGACGCGATGATTGCGGCCGCGCGTAAGCGGGGGTTCCGCGTCGGCGCGGATGAAGACGACACCGCCGACGCGCTCGCGATCCTGCACGTTGGCATGGAAAAGGAGGGCGTGTGATGCCGCAGCCACCGAAAACGCGCGACGCGATCAAGAAGCTGATCCGTGACCTCGGCCCGCTGACGGCCGCCGAGATCGCGGAGGAACTCGGCAAAACCCTGAAAGCGGTCAGCTCGTGTCTGAGCAAGTCGCGCAGCGGAAAGCAGAAGCACTTCTACGTTATCGGGTATCGGCCGCAAGTCGGCGTCGGTGGTTTGCCAGCCGGACTCTATGCAGAGGGAAACCGAAAGGACGCCACGCCTCCCCCGCACGACAAGAAGGTCATCGACGCGCGCTACTACCAGAACCACAAGGCGACGATCAAGCTGAAGCGCACGACGCGCCGCGCTGGCCCGTTCACGTCCCTCATCACACAGGTGACGAAATGAGCGCGGCGTCGATGATTTGCGAATGGCTGACCACGCACGGCGAGACGACGCGGCCACAGCTGCAGCGTCGTCTCGGTCTGCACGAAAAGGCGGTCGAGACCGCTATCCGAAAGCTGATCCGAGTGGGCTGCATCGTCGACACGCGAAGAACGTGTCGCGAAGGCGGTCCGCGGCTGTCGCCGATCTACGCGATCGGCCCCGTCAAGTTCGATCAGGATGCCTTCAGTCGATTCGACGGCGAGCGCGGGCGCCCGCGCAAGGCATGCGCGCCGGCTGTCGAGGTGCACGATCTTGGCCTCGCGATCGCGGCGTGGCGACGCTTGCCGGAGGCGGCCTGATGGAGCGCTTGATCCTCGACGGCCGGGTGGCCGACGTTCCGGCCGGGCGCCCGGTGCCGACGCAATGGCGGCAAGGCTATGCAGTGCTCGCCGCGTTCGGCCGGCGCGCGCACTGGTTCAGCCGCGAGGCACCGCGCGCGGTGTCCATCGACGGCGTGCCGATGCTGGTCACGCCGGTCTCGACGGCGTGCGGCCACGTGAGATTCGAGGTCGGCCCGGTCGGTCTGCTCGAGCGAGGTGAATTCGAAGTCTGCCAGCGCTGCGCGGCGGCGCGCGGGGAGGGAGCATGAATTGCAAGGCTGGAGACCTGGCGTACATCACGAAAGGGGCGAACGCCGGTTGCGTCGTCGAGGTGGTCGAACTGGACGGCGTTTTGTCGGAGATGGAGGGGGAACCGTTCTGGATGGTTCTGTCCCGTTCGCCGGTGGTGTGCACCGACTTCTGGGGCCGTGACGTATGGGCCACTGACTTTTCCGTCCGCGATTCGTGGTTGCGCCCGATCGGCGGCGTTCCAGTGACCGACGAAATATCCGACGAGGTGAGAACGCCATGTCTTTGACTCAATCCGAACTCAAAGAAATCTTGAGATATGACTCGACGAGTGGAGAATTTTTTTGGCTCCGCAATCGATACCGCGCACAGGTTGGGCAGCGAGCAGGTTATCGACAACGAGACGGCTATCGCCGAATCGGGATTATGGGTGTCGCATACGCGGAACATCGACTGGCATTTCTGTATATGACTGGGGAAATGCCGATCGAGGTCGATCACAAGAATCGACAGCGAGACGACAACCGTTGGGAAAATCTCAGAGCTGCAACTCGCAGTGAAAATTCTCAAAACCAAGAACATTTAGGCGTTACGTACCACGCCAAAGCTGGGAAGTGGCAGGCGCAGATAAAGCTGAACGGGCAAAGTCATTATCTAGGCCTCTTTGAAGATATTGCTGATGCCCGCGCTGCATACGCTCAAGCAAGAAAAGAGTTTCACCCATTTAGTACGGTGATCGCATGAACGGGATCGTGATCGAGCTCGGCAAGAACGGCGTCTACACGAAGCAGGCTGGCCCGGCGCTCCTGCCGCAGCAGGCGGTGTTGCTCGCCGACGGCCTGTTCCAGTTGCCGCAGTTCTACGAGGAATCGCGCGGTGCGGTGCTCGTCGCGCGCGAGTGGCGCATCCCGTGTCAGTGGGGGCACTACCTGATCCGGGAGTTTCTGCCGGCGGAACAGCGGGAGGGCTGGCCGTGGTGAGCGCGTTCGTCGAGGAACTGGAGTTCCTGTTCTCCGCATGGGACGAGTTCGCCATCCTGCCGGCGCATCTGGTCGTGCCGCGCGCGAACGAGTGGGCGGTGACACGCTGCCTGCGCTACACGCGCCGGCCGGCCCAGCGTACCGCGCGCATGCGCCGCGCTCGCAAGCTGAAGTACAGGTGGTACCGATGACCGCGCGCCTCGTCGGGTTCCCGAAAACGCTCACCTTCCGCAGCGAGCGGCTGCGGCGTGCCATCACGACGCTCCCGTGCATGCAGTGCGGCGTCGAAGGCTACACGCAGGCCGCGCACGCGAACTACGGGAAGGGCGGCGCGCAGAAGGCGAGCGACGCCGCGATCGCCGCGTTGTGCGCCGACCGGCCCGGCGTGCGCGGCTGTCATGCGCTCCTCGATCAGGGCGGCGTGCTGCCGAAGGCCGAGCGCCGCGCGTTCGAAATGGAGATGGTGGCGAAGACCTATATCGCGCTGATTGAGCGCGGTCTACTGGAGATAGCGAAGTGAAGAAACGCCTGTACATGATGTCGCCGGCCGAATACGAGCTGTTCACGCAGCAGTGCAATCCGCCACCGCTGCTCGTCGTACAGCGCGGTGGCGAAGTGTGCTGGAACAAGCACGAGGGGGCCGAAGCGTTCTGGACCGCGCTCGGCGAGGTGCGCGGCTTCGACTGGACGACGGCCGAGCCGTGCGAGGGGCTGCACGTCGCCTACTTCCGCGCGGTGCCGCGATGAAAAACGTCTACGTCCAGCGCTACCACCGGAACATTGTCGGTCGCGATTTTTGCGTGGGAGACGTGCACGGGTATTTCAGTGCGCTCGAAATGGCGCTTGTGCAAATCGGCTTCGACGAATCGCGCGACCGCCTGTTTTCGGTGGGCGATCTTGTCGACCGCGGCCCGGAATCGCATCGTGTTTGCGAATGGATCGCAAAGCCATGGTTCTATGCAGTGCAGGGCAATCACGAGGATATGGCGATCCGCTATGTCGTGCCAGGCCGTCGCGACCGCGAGCTGTACATGATGAACGGCGGCGCGTGGATGATCGCCAGCGCACCGACTGAGCAGATGGAATACGCCGCGAGCATGGCGACGCTGCCTTACGCCATTGAGGTCGAGACGGAAAAGGGGATCGTCGGCATTGTTCACGCCGATGTGTCAGGTCCGACGTGGCACGGAATGATCGAGCGCTTCTCGCACGTCGACAGCAACAACAAGCTGAAGGCGATCACGAACGATTGCCTCTGGCGCCGGGACCGTATCCAGGCGGAGGATCATTCCGGCGTTCCGGACGTGCGCGCCGTCATCGTCGGCCACACGCCACTCAAGCGGCCCGCGATCCTCGGGAACGTCTACCACATCGACACCGGTGGTTGGCTGCGCGATGGCTATTTCACATTCATCGAATTGGACACGCTCGAAACGATCCCGCCAATGGCGGACCGGCTCAAATGGGAGGATGCATGAGCGCGCGCGATCCGGCCTACGTGCCGCTGACCGACGAGGAATGGAAGGCGGTCGAGCACGTGTTCAGCACTTACGTGTACCAGCGCGGCGCGCCATCGCGCTTCAGCGACCGGGTCTGCCTCGACGCCATCCTGCACGCGATGACGGTCGGCTGCGCGTTCTCGGAGCTGCCCGAGAACCTTGGCTACCCGAAGCGGCAGGCGCTGTACCGCCGCGCGGTGTCGATGCGCTCGTCCAAGGCGCTGCCGAAGGCGATCGCGATCTTGCGGCGCGACGGCCGCGCGCTGCCCGAGGAAGAACGGCCCGAACCAGAGCCGGCGGCCGCTGCGCCGGAGCCGCGCACCTTCGGCGCGGCCGCGACGATCGAAGCGATGCAGGTGGCGGCGCGCGCGCGGCTGATGCGCGGCCTGCCGCCGGACTGGAGGGACGACGATGTCTGACCGACTCTTTCACGCGTTCATGCTGCGCTCGCCGATGGTCTGGACGTCCGTCGTGCAGGTGGTGAAGGCGCACGCGCAGGCGTTCATCGACCGCGGCAAGCCGCTGATGGTGATCGTCACGAGCCCCGACCACGACGCGCTCGACTCGCAGCGCGCCTTCTGGCACGGCGTCGTGCTGCCGCGGATCGCCGAGGAAGTGCCGGACGACGACGGCGAGCTGCAGCCGGCCACGTACTGGCACGAGAAGTTGGTGCTCGAATTCCTCGGCATGGCTGAGACGGTGAGCGAAGGCGGGAAGATCCGGCGCACGCGCCGCTCGACCGCGCGCGGGAAGATCACGATCGGCGAGTACGCGGACCTGATCACCCGGACGCAGGCGTGGGCCGCGCAGCGAGGTGTCGAATGGGACTGAGGGGAGAGACGACATGTTCGAATGGCTGAAACGACTGGTCGCGCGGCGCGAACTGGCGGAACTCGAAGAGCTGCGCCGGGAGGTGCTCATGCTGGCTTTCGCGCGAGGCGCAGACCGACATGACGACTGGATCAAGAAATTCGCCGCCGAGTCGCGCGCGGCCAGCCACGAAAAGGTTGGCTCTTGGAGGTGGGATGCTCCTCACACGGGGGTGGATCCCGAAACCGTACGCTACAACCCGGACCGTGCGTCGTGCGATCAGGCAGAGCGCGGCATCGACTACCGCTTCCTCGGCATGACCGGCGAGGAGGAGGCGTGACCGAAGCCAGCGTGCTGACGGCCGAGCGGTTGCGCGAACTGCTCGATTACGATCCCGATAGCGGCCTCTTCACACGCCGCGTCGTGGTCTGCAATGGCACGAAAGTTGGCGAAATTGCCGGATCTCTAAATGATCGTGGGTACGTGTGCATTTCAGTGGACGGCCGCACGTACAAAGCACACCGCTTGGCATTTCTGTGGATGACTGGCTCATTCCCGGTTTATGAGGTCGACCATGAAGATTTGAACCGATCCAATAATCGGTGGAAAAATCTGCGTTCTGCGACGCATTCGCAGAACATTTCAAATGCGAAGAAGTACAGCACGAACACTTCTGGGGAGAAGGGCGTTGAGAGTTGGCATGGCAGAGGAGGTCAGTGGCGCGCAGTTATCCGAATAAATGGAAAACGCAAGCACTTAGGGTATTTCGACGATTTCGAGTTGGCTGTCGAATTTAGACGTTTGGCCGCCGACATGATCTTTGGTGATTTTGCGAGACACGAATAAATGGACGCGATATTTAAAAGCACGCCCCAAGCCCTCCACGTCGCGTATCTCGTGATGTCGGAGCCCGTCCGCGAGAAGAACGGCCTCCGCCTGACGCTGATCCGGATCATCGAGTCGATCGGCACGCTGAACCGCCGGCAGGCCGCGTTCCTCGACTATCTGTACGGAAGCGCCGACGGCACCGTGAACTTCGCCGGCCTGTCGCCGCTCGAGGTGCGCGGGCAGTGCGCGATGATCACGGCCGCCGTGATGCACCAGCTGCCGGCGGCTGAGCGGCACGCGATCTGGGTGCGCTACGCGCGCGGCACGCAGCGGAAGGAGGGCGTCATCTGGACGTCGAAGAAGCTACGCGCGACGCTGAACCTCACGAACCTGAACGCGGTCCGGTACCTGGTTGCCGAGCAGTCGCTGCCGAAGGACGAGCGCGACCCGGAGAAGACGTTCAAGTACATCGCGGCCGAGACCGGTGTGCCGGTGCGCACGCTGGAGCGCGCGGCGCAGCAGATCCGGCTGCAGTTGCGCGCGACGGAGAACCGGGCGTACGACATGCTGACGCCGATGTTCGAGCGCGACGGGCTCGTCTGTCCGCGCGAAGAAGAGGTGAGCGCCTGAAATTTTCGAGAAAGCCTTACGCATCAAGGCCTTGCGCCGAAATAATTAGGAGAATGTGGCGGACAGGTTTATCGTATTAGGCATCCTAGGCTACGTGCCATCAGGAAGATCACATCAGGGGCCCGCGCGACGCAAGTCCGCGGGCTTTTTCGTTCCGGGAGACGATATGTCGGATCAGGATGCAACGCAGGGCACCGACGGCGCAACGGATGGCGCTGAAACCGCAACGGCGGCCGCTGAAACCGTGACGCACGATGCCGCGCCGTCATCGAGCGAACCAGTGGTACGGTTCACGGAATTGACGATCGAGCCGCTGATCGTCCGCGTCGAGCAACTCGCGCGCCGCGCGTTCGACTCCGGCCAGACCGACGAGCACAACCTGATGGCGTGGCTGCACCAGCACATCGACGCGATGAAGCGCGCGATCGCCGGCGCGCCGAGCCTGCCGCTGTCGGACGACGCGAAGGCGCTGGTCGACGAGCTGAAGGGGCTGCTTTGAGCGATCAACACTTCCACGTCGTCGCTCGCTTTGGGCATGAACGCCTTGAAGACTGGGCGGTGGTCGGCATCTACAGCAAGGAAGAGGATGCGGTCGAGCATGCCAAACGGATCAATCCGGAATACCCGGAACGCTCCGGTCTCGGTTGCGTCACGAAGTGGAGTTTGAGCCACCTCGTTGATCATCTGCTTGCCGAACGCCTCGGCTGCCTCCACGAAGTTCTCCGGCGTATCGAGCGCGCGCAGAGCCAGCGCTTGCCATTGCGCAAGCGGCTCAACAATCTTCTCGCGGACCAGGAACGGCTCCGTTAGCACCGTGTCTCCTCTCAGGTCTTCGGACCGGAGTTCGCCCGCACTGGGAAACCGGTCGCGGGCTTTTTGTTTTCCACGCCCGGCGGCGCGACGGCAGATTCTGCCAGCCGCCCGGCGGTCCACTGAAACTTTCCACCCCGACACGTGATGAAGAAGGCGATCGGTTGGCTCGCGGCATGGGCGTTCTTCCTGATGGGGAATTGCGTCTTTGCCGTTGGGGAGCGCGTTGGCGGTCGGCGCCTGGGGCGCATGCACAACCGCCTGATGCTCGCCTCGGTGCGGCTGGAAGACTGGGCTGAAGTGGTTGGGCCGTGGGGAGAGCCAGGTGGCTGCGAAGAACGTTGACTGGATCGCGATCGAAGGTGCGTACCGCGCTGGCGTCGATTCGCTGCGCACCATCGCCGGTGCGTACGGACTGTCCGAAGCGGCGATCCGGAAGGCGGCGAAGAAGAACGGCTGGAGCCGCGACCCGACGGGGATGAAGCGCGCGATCGTGAACGCGCACATGGCGTCCAGTTCGCAGGGTGCGCAAGGCGGTACGCAGGAAGGTGCGCAGTGCGCACAAGAGCAGATCGCCGCCGCGGCGAATGACGACATCCGCGACATGGAGCGCGGACTGAAGGTTCACCGCCTCTGCCTGGCTGCGCTCGAAAAGGCGGCTGAAGGTGCGACCGAGCCGAAAGAGATCAAGGTGATCACCGAGGCTGCGTCGCTGGCAATCACTGGCATCCGGAAGATCCGTGGCCTCGACACTCCCACCCCGGCAGACGCCGCCGACATCGACGCAGCCATCGAAGCAGAGCTGGCGCAGTTGGAGCGCCGCCGACAAGCTGGCGCTCCTGCAGACGCTGAAGGCGAGGAACCGGCTTAACTGGCAGCCGCTGCCCGGGCCGCAGTCGCTGGCCTACGACTGCAAGGCCGACATCGTGCTGTACGGCGGCGCGGCCGGCGGCGGCAAGACTGATCTGGCGCTCGGCAAGGCGCTGACGCGGCACCAGCGCGCGCTGATCCTGCGCCGCGAGTTCCCGCAGTTGGAAAGCATGATCGAGCGGTCGAAGGAGATCTTCGACCCGTACGGCACGTTCAACGAGGGGAAGGCGTTCTGGCGATGTGAGTTCGGCGGCAAACGCCAGGTGATCCGGTTCGGCTCGGTGCAGTACGAGAAGGACCTGAAGAAGTACCAAGGCCGGCCGCACGACCTGCTCGTGTTCGACGAGGCGGCGAACTTCCCCGCCGCGTTCGTCCAGTTCCTGTCCGCGTGGGTGCGGTCGGAAGACCCGAAGCAGAAGTGCCAGCTGCTGCTCTGCTCGAACCCGCCGACCGACCCGGAAGGCGACTGGCTGCTCGAATGGTTTGCGCCGTGGCTCGATCCGAACCATCCGCGCCCGGCCGCGCCCGGCGAGCTGCGCTGGTACATCGTGGTCGGCGACGAGCACATCGAGGTCGACGGGCCGGCGCCGGTGCAGCGCGGCGGCGAGACGTACACGCCGCAGTCGCGCACCTTCATCCCGGCGCGCGTGACGGACAACCCGTACTACGCCGGCACCAGCTACGTCGCGCGGCTGCAGGCGCTGCCCGAGCCGCTGCGCTCGAAGATGCTGAAGGGCGACTTCGCGGCGGGCCGCGAGGATAGCGCGTTCCAGGTGATCCCGAGCGCGTGGGTGAAGGCCGCGCAGGAGCGCTGGAAGCAGCGCGAGAAGCCGAAGACCCCGATGACGGCGATCGGCGTCGACGTCGCGCGCGGCGGCGCGGACAAGACAGTCGCGACACCGCGCTACGACAACTACTTCGACACGCCGACGTGCGAGCCGGGCAGCGCAACGCCGAACGGCAGCGCGGTCGCCACGCTGGTGATCAACCTGCGCCGCGACGACGCGACCGTGAACATCGACATCGGCGGTGTGGGCACCTCGCCGTACGACGTGCTCGCCGAGAAGATCGGGATGAAGGCCGTCGCGATGAACGGTTCCGAAGGCTCCGACGCGCGGGACCGCTCCGGCCAGCTCGCGTTCGTGAACGCGCGGGCCGAGTGGTATTGGAAGCTGCGCGAGGCGCTGGACCCTGATCAGGGCGACGACCTCGCGATCTACCCCGACCCGGAAGTGCTGTCCGACCTGACCGCGCCGAAGTGGAAACTCACCGCGCGCGGCATCCAGATCGAGGCAAAGGAAGACATCATCAAGCGGATCAAGCGGTCGCCGGACAAAGGCGACTCGCTGGTCTACGCCCACGCGATCAAGATCGCGCCGGGCACCGGCCTGTTCGCGTTCATGCAGCAGCAGGCTGCCGCGGCCGAGGCGGCGAAGAAGGCCGCCGGCGGCAACAAGTAACCCATCCAGGAGCAGGACATGCCGAACGTACTGGTTCACGTGCCGGTAGGCGCGCGCACGACCCTCACGGCCAACGGCCGCAGCTACAGCGCGACGCCGGGCAACCCGATCCCGGTCCCGGACTTCGACGCGCAGGTGCTCGTCGCGAACGGCTGGCTGTTGGCCGGCGCGACGCTCGATCAGGCCGTCGGCACGACATCGGCGCGTCCCGCGAAGCCGCGCGTCGGTCAGCGCTACCACGACACGACGGTCGGCGCGGAGTTGATGTGGGACGGCGGCGCGTGGCGCCACACGCAGACCGGCGCGTCGTCCTGATCGCCGCGCGCAGCATTCTCCCGCAACCGAGACCCGGAGCCTGAGCCATGCCTGACGGCGGCAAGCAAACCCCCATCGACAGCGCGATGGTAGGGCGCGCCACGGGCCAGACGCCGAACTACGGCGTCGTCGATTCGCGCTACGTGATCCAGGGCACGACGACCGCGTGGATGTCGCCGGGCCCGGGCCTGCCGCCGCTGACCGAGTTCCCCGGCGCCCAGACGCGCGGCCGGCAGTTCGACTTCCCGGTCAACGTCAACCTGATTCCGCGTGCGCGGACGTACGAGCAGGTCTCGTTCGACCAGCTGCGCGCGCTGGCGGACAACTGCGACATCCTCCGGCTCGTCATCGAGAACGAGAAGGACAACCTCGCCGCGCTGAAGTGGAAGTTCAAGCCGATCGACACGAAGAAGAAGCCGGACGACCGCTGCAAGCAGCTGACCGCCTTCTTCCAGATGCCTGACAAGGAACACACATGGGACGAGTGGCTGCGCATGCTGCTCGAGGACCTGTTCGTCATCGACGCGCCGACGCTGTACCCGCTGAAGACGAAGGGCGGCGACGTGGCGCCGAGCGGCACGCTCACCGACTGGTACGGCTTCGAGCCGATGGACGGCGCGACGATCAAGCGCTTCATCCTGCCGAACGGCCGCACGCCGCTTCCGCCGAACCCGGCGTACCAGCAGATCCTGAAGGGCATCCAGGCTGTCGACTACACGCGCGACGAGCTGATCTACCGGCCGCGCAACCCGCGCACGAACAAGATCTACGGCTACAGCCCGGTCGAGCAGGTGCTGACGACCGTCAACATCTCGATCCGCCGCGCGCTGAACCAGCTGTCGTACTACACCGAGGGCAACGTGCCCGACCTGCTGTTCGGCGTGCCGGACAGCTGGCAGCCGGACCAGATCAAGCAGTTCCAGGCGTGGTGGGACTCGCTGACCGTGGGGCAGTCGAAGAAGTCCGGCCGCTTCATCCCGGGCGGCATCACGCCGCACGACACGAAGCCACTCGCGCTGAAGGACGAGTACGACGAGTGGCTGGCGCGCGTGATCTGCTTCGCGTTCTCGACCGCGCCGACGCCGTTCATCAAGCAGATGAACCGCGCGACCGCCGACAACGCGAAGGAAGAGGCGAAGCAGGAAGGACTGCTGCCGCGGATGAACTGGATCCGCAACCTGGTCAACTACATCGTCTGGAAGTACTTCGGCTGGACGGACCTCGAATTTGACTGGGACCAGGCCGAAGAGCTCGACCCGCTGATCGCCGCGCAGATCCAGGACCTCAAGGTCCGCAACGGCACGAAGTCGGTCGACGAGGCGCGCCAGGAAGACGGCGACGACCCGATCGGCATGGGCAACGCGGTCTACACGGCGACCGGCCCGGTCGGGGTGATGGACTTCGACAAGCAGCAGGAAGAGAAGCAGCGCGCGGCGGCGGAAGCGTCGGCCGCCGCTGCGCATGCCGGCGGCGCGCCGCGCGCGCCCGGCGAGGAGCCGCCCGATGACACGCCTTCCAGCGACAAGCCTGCGTCTGCTGCACCGAAAGACGAATCGGGCGCTCCTGATAAGCACGCTCACGCGCATCTCGAAAAAAAAAAGTCCCTGACTGGTACTGACCCGGACGCCGAGCACATCGCGGACGGCGCTGACGCGTTGGCCGAAATCCTCGAGCCGTTCCTCGAAGCGCAGGCCGGCGTGATCGCGGCGCAACTCGGCGCGGCGCTGGGCCTCGGGAAGATGGCCGAGGACGACCCGAAGTTCCGCGCCGATGAGGCGGTCGACAAGCTGGACCTCACCGACTGGCGCGACATCGTGCCGCAGGTCGAAGACCAGCTGGTGCGCGTGGCCGTCGCCGGCGGCACGGACGCGCTGAAGCAGCTCGACCTGTTCAGCGACGAGACGAAGGACCAGATGACCGAGCGCGCGACCGCGTGGGCAAAGGAGCGCGCGGCCGAGATGGTTGGGATGAAGCTGGATGCCGACGGCAAGCTGGTCCCGAACCCGGACGCGAAGTGGCAGATCACGCAGGGCACGCGCGACCTGATCCGCAGCACCGTTACCGATGCAGTGCGCGGCGGCTGGAGCAACGACCGGCTCGCCGGTGCGCTGAAGGATGGCGCGGCGTTCTCGAAAGACCGCGCGCTGCTGATCGCGCGCACCGAGTCGGCGTTCGCCGACACGGCCGGGAACATCGCCGGCTGGAAGGCGAGCAAGGTCGTCGAGGGCAAGCAGTGGCGCGCGGCACCTGGCTGCTGCGACCTCTGTCGGGACCTCGACGGCGAGATCGTCGGCCTCGACGAGACGTTTTCGAACGGCAGCACCGGCGCGCCGGCGCATCCGCGCTGTCGCTGCGTGACGCTGGCCGTCCTCAAGAAATCCTGATTCACCCCGGCGCCCCGCCGAAACATTGGAGAAAGCGATGTCACTGAGCCTGTTTGCCCGTCTCACGAAAGTGGACGAGGAAAAGCGCCTGGTGTACGGCCGCGCGACGGAGGAAGTCGTCGACCGTTCCGGCGAGATCATGGATTACGCCAGCTCGAAGCCGTACTTCGAGAAGTGGTCCGGCGACGTCGCGAAGGCGACCGACGGCAGGTCGGTCGGAAACCTGCGCGCGATGCACAGCAACATCGCCGCCGGCAAGCTGACCGCGATCGACTTCCTCGACGAGGAGAAGGCGATCGACATCTGCGCGAAGGTGGTCGACGACGCCGAGTGGGAGAAGGTGCTCGAGGGCGTGTACACCGGCTTCTCGATCGGCGGCGACTACGTGAAGCGCTGGGCCGACGCCGACTTGAACGCTCGCCGCTTCACGGCGGACCCGTGCGAGATCTCGCTGGTCGACCTGCCGTGCGTGCCGACCGCGTCGTTCTTCAGCATCGAGAAGGCCGACGGCTCGGTGATGCAGAAGGCGTTCAAGGCGCCGGAGCCGGTCACCGCTGACGCGTTTTCCGACGAGGTCGCGGCGCTCGCGAAGGCCGGCGACCTGTCGCTCGACGAGATGCTCGACGCGATCCGGAAGGCGAAGGACGACAAGAAGAAGCCGTACGGCGACGTGAAGTACGCCGACGAGAAGAACAGCAAGTACCCGATCGACACGGAAGAGCACATCCGCGCCGCCTGGTCGTACATCAACAAGGAGAAGAACGCGGCCGAGTACAGCGCCGACGAGCTGAAGACGGTCAAGGACCGGATCATCGCCGCGTGGAAGGACAAGATCGACAAGGACGGTCCGCCGTCGGCCGCCGACAAGTGGGCCGAGCCGGTTCTCACGAAGGCCGGCAAGCCGGTGATCGTCTCGCCGGACAACCTGACGCTGGCCGCGCGCCTCGCGCTGCACAAGGGCATGTACAGCGTGTCGACGCTGGCGAACCTGCTCGCGTCGATCCACTACCTGCAGCAGTCGAGCGCGCGCGAGGAAGCGGCTGAAGGCGACGGCTCGACGATGCCGGACGACCTCAAGGAATGGCTGGCGCGCGGCGGCGAGCTGCTGACGGCGATGGTCGCCGAGGAAGTCGCCGAGCTCACGGACGAAGACGGCAACGTCGATGCGCCGTGCGTCTACTACTTCGAATGCGCGGCCGCCGCCGAGAACCTGCACAAGGCCGCCGCGGCGACCGGCATCGCCAACATGCACGAGGCGTTCGAGAAGCTGCTCGCGAAGGCCGGCGCTCGCAACAGCGGCGCGGATATGGAACGCATCCAGAAGGCGCACGACTTGATGGGCGAGCTCGGCGCGATGTGTAAGGACGCCGGCGGCGACGATCTCGATGCCGAAAAGGCGGCGCATGCCGAGACGCTCGGCAAGCTGACGGCGGCCGGTGAGTCCGTTGCGAAGCTGACCGCCGACCTGGCCACGGCGACGGCGCGCGTCGCAACCGTCGAGGGCGAGCTCGAAACGCTGGCGAAGGGCGTAGTGCTGATCACCGGCGAGCGGGACGAACTGCAGAAGAAGTTCGATGAGCAGGCCGAGCTGGTGAAGAAGCTGAGCGCCGAGCCGGTGAACCCGAAGGGCGTCATCAACGGCGTCGGCGCGGCGATCGCGAAGAGCCGCGACTTCAACGCCAGCGAGCACGCGCAAGAAGAGGTCGCGCCGGTCCTGAAAGCGGACGGCACCGTCGACGAACTGGCGACCTCGATCAAGAAGGCCCGACTGGAAGGTGGCGTCGTCATCTTCCGCGGTTGATCCACTCCAGAAGTTTCCCATCCACCCATAACCCGCCGGCGTAGCCCGGCAAACCGTCACATCCCCGAGAGGCCCGCCATCGCGCGGGCCTTTTCATTTGGAGAAGCAAAAATGGACGCGAAGACGATTCAAGAAACGCTGGAGCTGGTCAAGGGCCAATACGGCTTGGGCAAGACGATCACCACGGCGAACAACCTGGTCGCGTACGACCTGCAGGCACCGGCGAAGAACCTGTACCCGGTCGTGACGCCCCTCCGCAACAAGATCGCGCGCGTGCCCGGAAAGGGCGGCGTGGCGACGAACTGGCGCACCGTCAAGGCGATCATCGGCTCGGGCTACGACTCGTCGCCGTGGGTGCCGGAAGGTCAGCGCTCGGGCCGCATGTCGTACAACACGGCACCCGTCGCCGCGAACTACGTCACGATCGGCGAAGAAGACGGCGTGACGTTCGAAGCCGAACACGCCGGCGAAGGCTTCGAGGACGTCAAGGCGACGATGGCGATGCGCCTGCTGCAGAAGACGATGCTGAAGGAGGAAAACGCGATCCTCGGCGGCAACAACTCGCTGGCGCTGGGCGTGCCGACCGCCCCGACGCTGTCGGCCGCTGGCACGGGCGCCACCCTGCCGGCCGCGACGTACAGCGTGATCGTCGTCGCGCTGACGCTGGAAGGCTTCATCAACAGCTCGGTCGCGAACGGCGTCGCCACGCAGAAGACCGTCACCGGCGCCGACGGCCAGACGTACACCGTCACCGGCGGCTCGTCGAACCAGTCGTCGAACACCACGCAGGCGGTCACGCTCGGCCAGACCCTGTCGGCGACGGTCCCGGTCGTGAACGGTGCGGTCGCGTACGCCTGGTACGTCGGTACCGCTGGCGCGGAAAAGCTGCAGACGATCACGACGATCAACAGCGCGACGTTCTCCGCGCCGCTTTCGAGCAGCACGCAGGCCGCGACGGCGATCACGGCCGACAACTCGACGAACCCGCTGGCGTTCGACGGGCTGCTGACGACCGCGTTCAAGCCGGCGAACGGCGCGTACGTGAAGGTGATGCCGACGGGCACCGCCGGCACCGGCACGCCGCTGACCGCGTCGGGCCGCGGTTCGGTCGTCGAGATCGACACGACGCTGAAGACGATGTGGGACACGTATCAGCTCGGCGCGACGGTGATCTACGTCAACTCGCAAGAGCAGATGAACATCACCGCCAAGGTGCTCAACAACTCGAGCGGCCCGCTGCTGCGCTACAACCAGCCGGCCGCCGGGAAGGAGCCGTACGCGATCACCGCGTCGGGTGTCGTGACGTTCTACTTCAACCCGTTCACGGCGAACGGAGGCCAGCTCATTCCGGTGATGCTGCACCCGAAGGTCCCGCCGGGCACGATCATCGCCTGGTGCGAAGAGCTGCCGCTCTGGTACCAGAACAACGAAGTCAGCAACGTGGCGGAAATCCACTGCCGCAAGGATTACTACCAGCTCGACTTCCCGATCGTGACGCGTATGTGGCAGTCGGGCGTGTACGCGGAAGAAGTGCTGGCGGTGTACGCGCCGTTCGCGATGGCGATCATCACCAACATCGCAAACGGCTGATCGAGCAGCGACGCAGTAGCGCGAGTTGGCCCCGGCTTCGGTCGGGGCCTTTTTTGTTTCAGCGGAGACGCGACATGGCGAAGTTCAAGGCGCCGAAGAATTTCGGCGGCATCACGCACGGCGGCGAGACGTACAAGGCCAGCAAGGGCAGCGTCATCACGCTGCCGGACGATTTCCCTGCCGACGTTGCGGCTGCGCACGGCATCGTGCCGGCGGACGACGCACCGGCGGACGAGCCGGCCGCCGACGGCGACGCTGGCGGCGCGGCAGCGGGCGAAGGTACGGGGGCGTAACGTGGCGGCCGGCGATCTGACGACGCTCGCGAACGCGAAGCAATGGCTGAACGTGAGCGTGGCGGGCGACGACGTGCTGCTCACGCGGCTCGTGACCGCGGCGAGCCAGTTCGTGCAGACGTACCTGAACCGGACGATCGCCTCGACCGCCTACACCGAGAAGCACACCGGCAGCGGCTCGAACACGCTCGCGCTGCCGAACTACCCGATCACGGCCGTCTCGGCGCTCGCGATCCGCGGCGTGCCGATCGCGGCGTCGCCGGACGGCGTGCAGGTCGGCTACACGTTCGACGACCGATTCCTGTACCTGATCGGCAACGTCGGCTTCAGTGCATTCCCGAACGGGACGGACGGTCATTTCCCGAAGTGGCCGCCGCTCGGCGTGCAGGTCACGTACACGGCCGGCTTCTTGAGCACGCCGCCCGAGATCGAGCAGGCGGTGCTTGAGCTGATCGGCCTGAAGTACTCGGACCGCAACCACTTCGGCCAGGTCAGCAAATCGATCCAGGGCGAGGTGGTCTCGTTCTCGATCGCCGACATGCCGGCCGGCGTGCGGACGATCCTGAACAATTACCGCAAGGTCATCCCGGTATGAACATCGACGGACAGGTCAAGGGCGAGTCGCAGGTCATCGCGCGCGTCAATCGGATCGTCCCGAACGTCCGTAACGCGCTCGTCGAGCGCGTGCAGCGGCTGGTGATCCAACTGCAGGCGCACGTCGTGGCCGACAAGCTGAGCGGCCAGGTCCTGAACGTTCGAAGCGGGCGCCTGCGTCGTTCGGTCAATCAGGCCGTCGTGACGACCGAAACGACCGTGACCGGAATCGTGAGCACGCCCGTCGAGTATGCGGCGGCGCACGAGTACGGCTTTCGTGGCGTTGTGACCGTGAAGGAACACCTCCGGCAGGTCACGATGGCGTGGGGCAAGCCGCTGACGACGCCCGTCACCGCGACCGTGCGCTCGCACCCGATGAAGATGAACCTCCCTGAGAAATCATTTCTGCGCTCGGCACTCGCAGACCAGCGCGAGGACATCCTGCGCGGCATCCGTGAGGCAACCGCCGAGGGCGCGCAACGATGAACCGCGAACCGATCTACGCCGCGCTGTTCGCGAAGATCAGCGCGATTCCGGGCCTCGTGACGACGTCGCGCCGGCTGCGGCACTGGAGCGACGTCAACGCGGTCGAGCAGCCCGCGCTGTTCCAGGTGCAGGTGCGCGAGCATCAGCGGCCGCGCAAGGGCATCCCGGCGCTCGTCACGTTCCGCTGCGAGCTGTACCTGTACGTGAATACGGGCAACGACCTGCATGACGTCACGCCAGCGACGCAGCTCAACTCGTTCATGGACGCAATCGAAGCTGCGCTCGCGCCGGATAGGCTGACCGGCTTCCAGACCCTCGGCGGCACCGTGTCGCACTGCTGGATCGAAGGCGACATCGTCACCGACGAAGGCGTACTCGGCGCGCAGGCGGTCGCGATCATCCCCGTGAACATCCTCGCCAACAACTGAAGGAGCCGCGATGGAAACCGAAGACGTGCAGGACAGCGCGCCGGAAGAGAAGCAGCCCGCCACCGCGCTCGACACGCGCATCGACGCGCTGATCGAAGCGTGGTTCCGCGCCAATTTTCACGATTCGATTGTGTCGCGCGACACCGCGACGTTCAACCATGTGCGCGGCGCCGTCGACGCGCTGAAGAAGGAGCTCGCCGCCTGATCGGCGAACCCTGATCCACCTTTCGCAGTACCCCCGGGCCGGCTCGTTTGAGCCGGCCTTTTTCTTGCCCGCTCGGGGCTCACGCATAGGAGCACCACCATGTCTCAATACGCTTTCGGCGCCGGTTCCTTCTGGGGCATCCAGTCGGGCAACGCCAATCCCACGCCGAACCGCTTCGGCGCGCTGCAGTCGGCCGACATCAGCTTCGACGCGACGGTCAAGGAGCTGTTCGGCTCCTACCAGCTGCCGCTCGCGATCGGCCGCGGAACGATGAAGGTGTCCGGCAAGGCGATGGCCGGTCAGTTTCAGGGCCGCGTGCTGTCGGACCTGTTCTTCGGGATCTCGAAGAGCGTCGGCCAGACGCTCATCTCCGACAACGAAGCGGGCACGATCCCGGGCACCGGCCCGTACACCGTCACGGTCGCGAACTCGGCCGGCTGGGTGACGGATCTCGGCGTGAAATATGCGGCCACCGGCCTGCCGCTGACGCGCGTCGCGTCGGCACCGGCCACGGGGCAATACTCGGTGGCCGCCGGCGTCTACACGTTCGCGGCAGCGGACACGGGCCTCGGCGTCGGCATCAGCTACACGTACACGCCGACGAGCAACACGGTCGGCGAAACCGTGACGATGAGCAACCAACTGCTCGGCACCGCGCCGTCGTTCAAGTCGGTCGTGTCGCAGGTCTTCAACAGCCAGCGCGTCACGTTGACGCTGAACCAGTGCGTCGCGACGAAGTACACGTTCAGCACGAAGGTCGAGGACTTCAACATCCCCGAGTTCGACTTCAGCGCGTTCGTCGATTCGAGCAACACGCTCGGCACGATCTGCCTCGGCGAGGGCAGCTGATATGGACCAGGCCTCGAAGAAGCTGATCTATCAGAACCTGGCGTGCGGCGTCACGCCCGAGGCCCAGGCCGCCGCGCTCGGCTGTTCCGTCGAGGAAGTCGAGCGCGTCTTCCGTGCGGTCGGCCTCGCGCTGGCGAACTGGCAGTTGAAGGAGACGGTGCCATACACGCCGTGCCAGACGCGCACCGCCGCGCTCCAGAACCGCAAGGTGATCCTGCAATTCCTCGACCAACTCGACATCGACAGCATCGAGATCGAGTACCACCGCATTACCGCGCGTCGCTGCGCGGTGGAGAACTGACCCATGAAGAACATCGTGACGATCGGCGGCCGCGCGCTGCCTGTCCCGCCCGCGTCCCTGAAAAGCATCAAGCGCTGGCTGCACGCGCAGCAGGAGCACCGCGACGGAACCATCGAGTACCTCGACGAGCTGTCCGAATTCATCGGCGCGACGCTGACACGCGAGCACGGCGGTACGCCGGACCTCGATCGCGACTGGATCGATTCTGTCCTCGACGAAACGACTATCCCCGTCGTGCTGCGCGCGATCTACGCGGCTGGGAGGATCGAATCGGGGGAAGCGGCGCCGGCGCAGAGCCCCTCGACTGGGACGAGCTCTACGCCGACCTGACTCTCGCGACAGGCTGGACGTGGGAATACATCGACGAACTCGACCTGCCCCGCGTCGAAGCCCTGTACCGCGGCTTCAGGAAACATCCGCCGTTGCACTGGTGCGCTGCCGCGTTCGTGAAGTTCGAGCCGCGCGGCGGCACCCCGGCAGAGATGGCCGACGGCGCCGGCAAGCCTTCCGAGATGTTCGCCTCGCTGGGCGGCCGACTGCTGGACGAGTGAGAGGAACCCTTCCGTGTCTGACGACAAGCGCGTTGACGTAGCGATCACCGTTACCTCCGACGGTGCCGAGCAGGGAGCATCGAAGGCCGCGGATTCGCTCACGCGCGCGATCGGGCTCATCCAGCGCGATTTGCAGCAGATGGTGGCGCAGTCGCGCGCGACGACCGCCGCCGTGACCGCCGGTTTCACCGGCATGGCGAGCTCGATCGACGGCATGGCCGGCCGCATGAGCAGTTCGGTGCGCCAGGTATCGGGCGTCGTCGACGACTACGGCAACGAAGTCGTGGCCGTCTCGCGCCGCGTTCAGCAGGCCAACGCCGCCGAGGAAGAATCGCACCGCCGGCTCGGCCACTCGTCGGTCGCCGCGCGCCGCGAGCTTCTCGTGCTCGGGCACGAGATGATGATGGGCAACTACAAGCGCTTCGTCGGCTCGCTGATGGTCCTCGGCGAGCAGATGGACTGGATGGGCAAGATCATGAGCCCGACCGGCCTCGCGATCGGCACGATCGCGGGCGCGCTGGCGATCATGGCATCCGCCGCGATCCACGGTGCGCTGCAGATGAGTCACCTGCGCGACGAGCTCATCCTGACCGGCGACTATGCGGGGCTGACGGGCGATCGCTTCATTACGATGGGCAACGACATCGCGGCTGCGACGGGCGCGAAGATCACCGCTGCTCGCGATGCGCTTCAGGCAGTGGCCGCGACCGGCCGCTTCACCGGAGTGGCGCTGCAGCCGGTCTCCGAGGCGATCGCGAAGATCGGCCAGTTCTCGAACGCGACCGCCGAAGAGGTGGTGAAGTCGTTCGAGAAGATGGACGACGGCGTCTACAAGTGGGCGATGGAATACAACAAGTCGTACCACTTCGCGAACATGGCGCAGATCGAGCACATCCGGCTGCTCGAGGAGCAGGGCGAGAAGGAGCGCGCCGAGGCCGAAACGGCGCAGCTGGTCATCGCGAAGATCAACGAGACGGCGTCGCAGCTCGGCTATCTTCCGGGGCTCTGGCACGACGTCCGGAACGCCGCGAGCAGCGCGTGGGACGCGATGATGAACTGGGGTCGCCCAGTCACCATCGGCGACCAGATCATGCGGCTGAAGGCGCAGATCGAGTCGGGATTGGCCGACACGACGTCGGTCGATCCGCTGGGCGGCGGCGAGGGCGGCATCGCGCCGACCGGCGGCGACGCGGTGGCGGATCGTATGCGCCTGCGTCGCCTGGAACAGCAACGCGACCAACAGGAAGGCGCGGCTGCGCTCCGAGCCCAATCGGAGGCAGTGCAGTTGAAGGGCGCGGAAGCGGTGCGCACGCTGCGGGCCGAATGGAAGGGGCTCGGCGGCGACGTCAATCTCGCGAACGAGGAGATCGCTCGATTCCGCAGGACCATCGACCAGGCCAAGGCTGCAGCCAAGGACGCGGGCACGCCGATCCCCGACGACGTCAGCGCGATGATCGCGCGCCAGGGTGAGCTTGAGCAGGCCATCCGCAAGAAGTACGACCGCCACGACTTCAAGAAGACGCCGGGCGCGATCACGCCGATGCGCGACTACGCCTTCGAGAATGCCCAGGCGCAGGCCAACCTCAACCTGCTGAAGGAGAACCTGAAGGCCGAACAGGCGGAACTCGACCGCGCCTACAAGGCCAACCAGATCTCGCTGCAGGCCTACTTCCAGCAGCGGCTCGCGATCACGCTGCGCGGCATGGACGCCGAGCGCGACGTCATGAAGGCGCAGCTCGATCAGACCCGCGCGCTCGAGGCGCAGGCCCGCAACCCGGCCGAGCGACTGTCGCTGCGTACGAAGGAAGTCGAGATCGAAGGCCGCTTGGCGGTCGCGGAGCGCCAGCGCGCCGCAGCGGTTCAGCAGAATTCGCAGGAGATGCGGGCCGCGATCGACGCCGAGCTGAAGGCCCTGCAGGATCTCGACGCCAAGCGCGAGCAGTCGCAGGCCAACGAGGTGCAGAAGCGCGCGGTTCTCGTCGCGCAGGAAGAGGTGCGGCAAGGCCGGATCACGCAGGCGCAACTCGCGGCGCTCGAAGAGCAATACGAGCAGGAGAAGGCCGACAAGGCTATCCAGGCCCTGCAGCAGCGCCTCGAGACCGAGAAGAACCTCACGGTGCAGGCGCAACGGCAAATCCAGGATCAGATCGACCAGATCCGCGACCAGTCGGCGACGCGCCAGCTTCAATACAGCATCCAGGCCAACGACGCCGTCGAAGCTGACGCGCGGCGCGCTGCCGATTCCATCGATCAGGGATTCGCTAAGGCCTTCGGCAACTTCGTCGACGGAACGCAAACCGCGTGGCAGGCGTTCAACAACTTCGCCCGAAGCATCGACCAGATGCTCGTGCAGATGGTCTCGAAGAAGCTCTTCCAGCAGCTGTTCGAGATGCCGATCGGGGGAGGCGACGGGGCCTCCGCGAGCTCGACCCTTACCGGATGGCTCACCAAGCTGCTCGGGAACCCCGGGGGAACCGGATTCAGCCCGTCGGGCGCCTTCGGTTTCACCACCGGGCTCGAGGGTTCGGCCCGCTCGGTCACAAATGGTGTCGGGTCGTCCGTGCTTGGCGGCTTGGGCGCTGGGATGCCCATGAGCGTGGCCACGATGAACACCGCCATGCAGAACGCGACGAGCCTGTCGGCCGTGACGGCCACGGTGGCCGAGATGACGGTCGCCACCATGATCGGTGCCGGCGGATCGGGCGGCGGCGGGCTGCTGGGCGGCCTCGGGGGACTCCTCGGCGGCCTGGGCGGTGGCTCGGAGGCGGGGGCCTTCGGGTTCACGGCCACGGGGGTGACCGGGTCGACGGATGCTGTCATTGGCGGCGCCATGGCCGACGGCTCGTCCGAGGGGCTGTCCGCCCTCCTTGGCCTAGCTGCGTTCGACGTCGGGACGCCGTACGTGCCGAACGACATGATCGCCCAGATCCACCAAGGCGAAGCGATCGTCCCGGCGTGGGCCAACCGCCCGGAATACAACTCCGGCGGCCTGACCGTCAACAACCAGTTCACGATCCCAGGCGGCGTCGACATGCGCACGCAGAGCCAGATCGCGGCGATGGCAGGGGCCTCGCTGTCCCAAGCGATGAAGAGGAACGGCTGACATGGCTAACTTCCTGGAGTCCCCGACTTTCCCAGACGACTTGGCCTTCTGGGCCCGCGGCGGGGTTTCGTTCAACACCGTGGTGTCGGGCTCCACGTCCGGCCGCGAGCAGCGCAACATCGTGTGGCAGTTCGGCCGCGGTCAGTGGGACCTGCAGAACTGCTTCCGCACCAACGGCGGCGTCGCCGACCAGTATTCGGTGCAGGCGCTGCGGAATTTCTTCCGTGTCGTCAAGGGGCAGGCCTACGGCTTCCGGTTCCGCGACTACACAGACTACCTCGACGAGGGCCAGGGCATCATGGGCGCGCCGGTGTCGTCGTACACCGCGCCGACGACACCCAGCGGCAAGGGCTCCGGCGTCCCGACGTACCAGATGTTCAAGCAGTACGTCGCCGCGCCGCTGTCCGACTACCGGCAGATCCAGAAGCCGCGATCGGCCTCGTTCCTGCGCAACGGCGCGCCGGTGACCATCGGATCGGGCGCCGGCAACGCGACTCTGGACGCGACGACGGGCCTGCTTACCTTCGTGGCCGACAGCTCGGCGGCGGTGACCGGTTGGACGCCCGGCACCACGACGCAGTTCACCGTCGCCACCGTGCCGGCCGGCTGGGCCGTCGGCGTGAGCCTGTACTTCTCCGGCGTCACGGGCGACGCCAACGGTGCACTCAACGGCCAAGCGGTCGCCGTTACGGCCATCAGCGGCACCACGGTCACGGTCTCCGCCAACACGGTCGGCGAGACGCTGTCCGGCGGCACCGCGGCCAAGTACCCGCAGGTCACGGACACGCTGACGTGGACCGGCACCTTCGACACGCCCGTGCGGTTCAGCACCGACCAGTTCATGCCGCAGATCGACATCGGCACTGCGGCGCTGTACGGCTTCCAGACCCTGGCCATCGTGGAGGTGCGGGTGTGAGGAACATCTCGACGGCGTTCGCCCAGTTCCTCCTGCAGGACGTCAAGACCATGGCCTCGTGCGTGCGGATCACCCGCAAGGACGGCCAGGTGTTCGGCTTTACCGACCACGACACCAACCTCGGCGTTGGCGGGGTGCTGTACACCTCGTCGTCGGGCTTCATCGCCTCGGCCATCGAGAACACGTCCGACCTGTCGACGTCGAACCTCGAGGTCGACGGGCTGCTGCTCGCCACGGGCGGCGCGATCACGCAGGCCGACATCGAGGCCGGCGTCTGGAGCAACGCCGCAGTGCTGATCTTCGGCGTGAACTACCTGGACCTGACGATGGGCCAGATTAACCTGGTGAACGGCAACCTCGGCAACTTCACCCTGATGAACGGCAGCTGGAAGGTGGAGCTCCGCGGCGTGTCGCAGACCTTCCAGCAGGCCAAGGGCGACCAGTTCTCGCCGACCTGCCGGGCGACGCTCGGCGATGCGCAGTGCACGCTGAACCTCGCGCCGTTCACGGCCACCGGTGCCGTGACATCGGTCGTCAACCAGCTGCAGTGGAACGACACGTCGCTGACCCAGGTCGGGCCCACGTCGCAGTTCGTCGACTCGGTAGGCCACCGCGTGCCCACCACCGGGCCGTACACGGTGCAGGCGGTCGCGCCGTCAGGCACCTTCCAGTCCGACTCCGGCGTGTTCGACGCGGGCGGCAACCAGCTGACGCTCGTCGGCGGGTCGCCGGGCGCGGGTCAGTACTCGGTGTCCGGGACCGGGCTCTACACGTTCAACAGCGCGCAGGCCGGCCAGTTCGTGCGGATCAACTTCGCGTACGCCGTCGGGTACTTCGCCTACGGCAAGGTGACCTTCACCAGCGGCCTGAACGCCGGCCAGACCTACCCGGTGAAGACGTCGGCGGTCGGGTCCGTGTTCCTCGGCATCCCGGCGGCGAACAAGATCCAGGTCGGCGACGCGTACACCATCGTGGCGGGCTGCGACAAGCAGTTCGGCACGTGCAGGGACCGGTACAACAACATCGTGCACTTCCGCGGCGAACCATACGTTCCGGGCCCGGACACGATCCTCAGGGCACAAGGAGGCTGACGTGGCGACGAGGCAACAGGTGGTGGACGAGGCGCGGACGTGGCTCGGCACGCGCTGGCAGCACCAGGGTCGCCTGAGGGGCGTCGGCGTCGACTGCGCCGGCCTGGTGGTCTGCGTCATGCGCGCGGTCGGGGCGGACGTCGCGGACGTCGAGGGCTACACGCGGCGCCCCGACGGGTCGCTGCTCGACGTCGTGCGCGCGCGCTCCCTGCCGGCAGACGTGGCAGCCGCAGGCGACGTCGCCGTGTTCGCGTGGGACAGCGACCCGTGCCACTTGGCCATCATGACGGGTCCGGGCAGCATCATCCACGCCTTCGCGCCGAGCCGCATGGTCGTCGAGCACGACCTCGACGATCGCTGGCGCGCGGCGCTGGTCTGCGTGCGCCGCGTCCCCGGGGTGATCTGACATGGGACAGTCAATCGGCCTGGTGCTGGGCGTCGCCGGAGCTATCGTCGGCGGCTTCTTCGGCGGCCCGCTGGGCGCGCAGATCGGCTTCCTGGCCGGCAACATGCTGGGCTCCATCCTCACGCCGCACAAGTCGCCGCAGCTGCCCGACATCCGCGTCCAGGACGCGGCGTACGGCAAGTTCATCCCCAGGGCGTACGGCAAGTACCGGCTGTCGGGCAACGTCATCTGGACCGGCCCCGCGCACCAGCACAGTGAGAGCGCCGGCGGCAAGGGCGCGGGCGGCAAGGGGCCGACGCAGTCGTACGCCACCGTCAGCTTCGCCGTCGCGCTGTGCCGCGGCCCTATCAAGACGGTGACGCGCATCTGGGCCAACGGCAAGCTGGTCTACGACATCTCGAACCCGTCGAACTTCAGGGCCATCTCGGGCTCGTCCCAGATGGTCACCAACTTCACGGTCTACCCAGGCGACGAGAGCCAGACCGCCGATCCGACCATGCAGTCGTACCTGGGCTCGGCCAACGTGCCGGCCTACCGCGGGCTGGCGTACGTCGTCTTCAACGAGCTGAACCTGCAGCAGTGGGGCAACTACATGCCCAGCCTGTCGTTCGAGGTCGTCACGGCCGGCGCGTCGACGTACGTGGTGTCCGGCGCGCAGAACGCCACGTGGTCCCCGGCCATGCAGACCCTCGTGGCCGGCGGCACCCTGACGAACCACATCGGCACGCAGATCGACGCCGCGGGGAACGTCTACGGCTGGTCGTGCGGCAACGCCGGCAACAACTGCTTCTTCCAGCCGTTCAAGCTCACGCCATACGGCATCCAGTGGCAGAGCGCACCGGTGCAGTACTTCATCGTCTTCCCGATCCTGCGGTGCGCGTCGCAGGACGAGCCCGGCATCGCGACGACCAACGGAATGTGGCTGCAGAACTCCGGCGGCGTGCTCAACACGGGCTTCAGCACCGGCCTGATCGGCAACTGGAACGTGGTGAAGGCTGGCGGCAAGATCTACTACTCGCAGACCACCGGTGCCAACCCCGGGCCGGTGTACATCAGCACACCGGTCGTGCAGGGCAGCGCGGTGCCCGCGTCCTACGCCACCGGCGGCTACTCCGGCGACTGCCTGTTCCTGCTCGGCGTGTCGGGCAGCTACATCTACGCCGTGACGCCGACGAGCGGCTCCGGCGCGCACCCCAACTCGCTCATCAAGCTCGACCTGCAGGGCAACCTGGTCGCCGTGCTCGACGGCCCGAACGCGTTGGCCTACAACCTGGCGTCCACCGGCCAGGTCGTCAGCGACAGCCAGATTTACATCGCTGCGTCGGGCCATATCTACCTGTGGAACGGCACGTCGCTATCCGACACCGGCATGCCAGCCTCGCTGGGCGGCAACATGTCCGTGCTGAAGGTCATGTCAACCTCGCTGGCCTACCAGTCTGAGTTCGCGTCGGGCTACACGTTCTCGGCCATCGTGCAGTCCACCAACGGCGCCGACCTCACGGTAGGTCAGGTCGTGTCGGCTGAGTGCCAGTACGCTGGACTGCAGACGTCGCAGTTCGACGTGACCCAGCTGACCGACGTGCTGGTCGGCTACGGCATTACCGGCAGCTCCTCGCCGCGCGACGCGCTCGAACCGCTGATGAGCACGTACTTCTTCGACGCCTGCGACACCGGTGGCCCGCTGAAGTTCGTGCGCCGCGGTGGCGCGCCGGTGCTGACCATCCCGTGGGATGACCTCGGTGCCGACCCAGACGGCCGGTCGCAAGCAGCGCAGAACCCGCTGTCCGAGACGGTGCAGCAGGAGTTCGAGCTGCCGCGCCAGATGACGCTTTCCTACGCCTCGGCCAACGCCGACTACCAGAACGGCACGCAGCGCGAGCAGATGGCGAACACCACGTCGAACCTCGACGAGTCGGCGAACGTGCCGATCGTGATGGCCGACAACGAGGCCAAGGTCCGCGTGCAGACGATGCTGTGGGAGCGCTGGATCAAGCGGCAGACCTTCCAGTGGACCGTGCAGCTCAAGTACCTCGCCGTGGAGCCAGGCGACGTCGTGTCGATCGTCAGCCCGGTGGGCACGGTGTACAACCTGCGCGTCACGAAGGTGGCCGGCGACGGCAAGAACACGCTGGGCATGTGGGGCGACCCGAGCGTGCCGCAGATCTACCCGAACCCGGCGACCTACGTCGCGCAGTCAGGCGTGTCGCTGGGCTTCACCGCGCAGAGCGTGCCGTACTCCGGCCCCTCGGTGCTGCGGGTGCTGGACGTGCCGCCGCTGCGCGACTCTGACACGTCGCAGGGCCTCTACCTGGCGACTTGCGGCTTCGACGGCACGTGGCCGGGCGCCGTGATCGATTTATCGCGCGACGACCTGAACTTCACCCAGCTGATGGCCGTCACGCAGCAGAGCGCCATCGGCACGACTGGCAACGCGCTGGGCAACTACCTGGGCGGCAATATCCCGGACGAGGCCAACTCCATTCAGGTGACGCTGTACAACACGTCGCTGGCGCTGTCGTCGGTCTCCTACGCGTCCTTCCTCAACGGCGCGAACGCGGCCTACGTCGGCGGCGAGCTGGTCTACTTTCGCACGGCAACCCAGACCGGCGCCGGCGCGTACACGCTCACCGGGCTGCTGCGCGGGCAGAAGGGCACGGAGTACCTGATGGGCTCCCACGTGCCCGGCGAGGACTTCGTCCTGCTCGACCCCGCGAAGCTGTCGCAGACGGGCATCAACCTGACCGACATAGGGCAGCCGCTGTACTTCGAGCCGTTCTTGCTGAACATCTTCGGCAACACGCCCGGCGGCGTCGTGCAGGTCACGCCGTCGGTGGCGCGCGTCAAGCCGCTGATGCCGTGGCAGCTCGCCGCCACGAAGGGAAGCTCGTCCTCGGCCAGCGACATCACACTGAGATGGGTGCGCCGGGCCCGCGTGCAGACCGGGTGGCTCAGCGGCACCGACGTCCCGCAGGACGAGTCGACCGAGAGCTACAACGTGGCCGTGCTCAACGGGTCGACGGTCGTGCGGCAGCTGACAGTGGCCGGCCCATTCACTGCGCCGACGACGCCGAATTGGACCTACACGGCGGCCATGATAACGGCCGACGGCTTCAACACGGGCAACACGATCACGTTCAAGGTGTACCAGAACAGCGACCAGGGCGTCGCCGGGTTCACCGCGACGGCCACGATTACGAGGTGACGAGAGATGGGCAACAGCACGGTGCAGCTCGACCAGATCAGCTCCACGCAGGCCAACAAAGAGGTCACGGCGAACGCCCTGTTCGACGCGGCCAGCCCCGGCTCCCTGTGGGGCCGCCACGCGTCCGCCACCAGCGGCCTGACGTGGGCCTACTACGGCGGCAACTTCGTGGACAACACGGGCACGAACCACGCCATCAGCAACGGCACGCTGACGCTGACTGCGAGCGCCACGAATTACATCTACGCGAACGCCACCACGGGCGCAGTGTCGGCCAACACGACCGGCTTCCCGGCGGGGTCCGTGCCGCTGTACTCCGTGGTCACGAACGCGTCGACGGCCACCAGCTACACGGACTACCGCAGCTACCAGCCGTCCGCGACCGGCGGCGGAACCGGGACCGTGACCAGCGTCGGCCTGTCCGCGCCGTCGCAGTTCACGGTGACCGGCTCGCCCGTCACGGGCAGCGGCACGCTGACGTTTTCGTGGGGCAACCAGACCGCGAACTACGTGTTGGCCGGCCCGACCAGCGGCGGCGCGGCGGCGCCCACGTTCCGCGCGCTGGTGGCGGCGGACCTGCCCGTGTTCGTGGCATCGGGCTCTAGCCACGCGGCCGGGGCCGTGCCGGATCCCGGCTCGACGGCCGGCTCGACCAAGTTCCTGCGCGAGGACGCCACGTGGGCCGTCCCGCCGGGCAGCGGCGGGGGCGGCGGGACGGTCACGGACGTCGCTGCCTCCGGCGGCATCGAGACCACGCTCGCCTCCAATGCCGACATCACGAGCAGCGGCGGCGTGCGCGCCAACCTGCTGCCCACGGTCGTTACCGCGGCCCACACGTTCGTCACCGGCGACCGCGGTGCTGCCATCATCACGAACGCGTCCGGCTCGGTGACGCAGACGCTGCCGGCCGCCACCGGCTCCAGCGGCAACTTCCCGAACGGCTGGTTCTGCGACCTGACGAGCATCGGCACCGGCACGACCACCGTCGCCGTGCCCAGCGGCGCGCAGCTCGACGGCGTCACGAACGGCACCATCGCGCTGAGCCAGTTCGGCGGCGTGCGGGCGTTCACCGACGGCACGAATTGGTTCACCCGGCGCGGCACGGGGTCCTCCGGCACCGTCAAAGATGCCGTGGGCTACTACCTCGCGAACAACAGCAACGGGTCTGCGTTCACGATAAGCCGGTCCACCGACATGGGGAGCGCCGGAGCGCTGACCGCGCTGTCTTCCGGGCGCGGGTTCGTGCTGACTGCGCCGCAGAACACCGCCAACGGCATCAACGCGATACAGGCCCTCCAGAGTGTGCCCGTGGGCAGCTCCTGGACCATCACGGCGATGGTCAGCTTCAGCGCGGGCGCCTACTCCTCGTACGCCGCCGCCGGCCTCACCGTCAGCGACTCGGCGAACAAGCTGGTGAGGTTCGGGTGGGACATGAACGGCCAGCAGTGCAGCTCGAACTGCACGTACAACAAGTGGACGAACGTCAACACGTTCAGCGCCAAGACCGTCATCGACGGCGGCGTAACGATCGGGGCCCCCTGCTGGTTGCAGTTGAAGTACGACGGGACGAACTTCAAGTTCTACACGTCCACGGACGGCGAGACGTTCAATCTTCGCTTCTCGATCAGCGCGACCGACTTCATCGGAACGCCGTCGACGTGCGGGCTGTTCGTCAGCGCGAGCGACCGCCAGTCGACCAGCTCGTCCTATGTGGACTCACTGACCGTCTTCCACTACGCGCAGGGCTGACGGGCGCAATGCAACGAAGACCGCAGCCACGACCGCAAATTTCGCCGCATAGCCTCATATCCAAAGCAGTCAATACCAACAGCCGCCTTCGGGCGGCTTTTTCGTTACGGGGTCGACATGCAGAACGAAGAATTCGAAGTGCCGGCGACAGATGAGGAGTTTCGGCGGGTGGTGCTCGCAGAGTTCAAGGCCATCCGAGAAAAGTTCGACGCGATCGATACGCGACTGAGCGGACAGGACGAGGCGATCGCGCAAAACACCGTGCTGACAAGCGACGTCGAGCGCGACACGAAAGCGGTTCGAGAATTCATGAAAGATGGCGCGAGCGCGGCGCGATTTTTCTGTCGACTGGCCGCTGCGTGGCGCTTCGGCTTTAAGTGGGTGGCTCTGCCGATCGGCGCGCTCTACGCCGCCTTTTACTACAACGCGAACGGCCGGTTACCCGGATGGCTGATGGCTGTCGCAAAGGTGCTGGGGCTTTGACATGGACAAGCGACACGACATCGTCTGGCTAGATCAGCCGGAGGAGCACGACTATCCAGCGGCCGAATCGTACCTGAGCCTCGTCATGGTTCCGCGGCGCGCCGCTACGTTCGCCCGCGCGCTGCGCCGCGCGCGCGTCGAGCGCTTCAAGGCGAAGGATATCTTCCGCGCGGCGCGGCTGCCGCTGCTGGGCGGCGACAACCACCACGTCAAGCGCAACGGCGAGAAGATCCGCTCAGGCCGCTCGCTATCGCCGATTTTGCTGGTGCGCGGCGAAAGCGGTCGTCTCGTGATCGCCGACGGATATCACCGCCTCTGCGCGGTGTACCTCCACGACGAGGATGCCGAGATCCCGTGCAAGATCGTCGGAGGCCAGCGATGCAACTGACCGCCGACATCATCGCGCGCGGTTGCGGCGCGGCGCCGGCGCGCGCGGCCGCGATGCTCGCGCCGATTCAGGCAGCGTGCGACCGCTTCTCGATCAGCGCGACGCCGGCGCGGCTCGCCGCTTTCCTGCCGCAGATCGGGCACGAATCGATGGGCCTCTCGCAGTTCGCCGAGTCCTTCAACTACAGCGTCGCCGGGCTAACCGCGACATTCCGGCGCATGACGCCGCAGCTTGCGGCTTCACTCGGCCGGAAGCCGGGCGCGATGCCGCTGTCGATCGCGACGCAGCAGAAGATCGCGAGCATCGTCTACGCGAACCAGATGGGCAACGGCGATGCGGCGAGCGGCGACGGCTGGCGCTATCGCGGGTCGGGGATGCTGCAGCTCACGTTCCACGACAACTTCGAGGCGTTCGGCACCGCCTGCCACGTCGACGCGGTCGGAAATCCAGACGTCGTCCGCAACGACCCGGGCGTCGCGGCGCTCGCGGCCGCCTGGTACTGGTTCGCGAACGGCTGCAACACGCTGGCCGACGCCGGGTCGTTCGATGCGGTCACGCGCCGCATCAACCGAGCGATGGAAGGTAAGGCGCAGCGCGACGCGCTGTATCAGGCCGCGCGCGCTGCGCTCGGGCTCGCCTGAACAACAAAACGCACGACGAAATATTCCGGAAATTATTCCTGCCGCCTTCGGGCGGCTTTTTTCGTTTACGGCCATGAAGATCATCAAGCACCTCATCGACGCCGCGAAGGGAAAGCATCCACTCTCGGCGAAGCGCTCGCCGCACTGGCCGGCAGTCCGGCGCCGGCATCTCGAGCTTTACCCGACCTGCGAGGTGTGCGGCGGCAAGACCCATCTGCAGGTCCATCACCGGCGGCCGTTTCACCTGCACCCGGATCTCGAGCTCGAGCCGACCAACCTCATCACGCTCTGCGAAGCGCCGGGCCACAACTGCCATCTGGTCTTCGGGCACCTCCTGAACTTCCGGAGCTTCAACCCGGACGTCGGCACCGATGCGTCCGAATGGAACGGCAAGATCACCAACCGCCCGACGGGCGACAGGGAATAGCTCATGAAACTCGATCTCGAAGGCGTCGCGAAGGCGGCGTATGTCGGCTTCCTGCTGATCATGTGGGCCGCGCTGGACAAGCTCGGCATCCGCGACCAAGTGCTGGTCATGACGATTCAAGGACTGATTGCGGCGATCGTCGGATGGCACGGCATCAACAGGTTGCCAGGCTACCGGCGCGCTGCAGAGCCTCTGGTGTCCGTTGCGACACTCGGCGGCTATCAGCCGGTCGCCGGACCCATCGGCAAGCCGCCGGCACCGCGCGCGACCGTGACGAATACGTTCACGATGCCGGCGGCCGCCGCGCGCGCGCCCGACATTCCTGCGGCGCCGTCCGGCGCAAACCCGTGATGCGGGCGGCTATGCTCGCGGTGCTGCTGTCCGGCTGCGCCGGCACCGCGACGTACTCGGTGCGGCCGTTCTACGACGCCGCAGCTGGCCGGATGGTCTGCTGCGAGGCGATCGCCTTCAACGGCAAGGACATCGCCGCGCTCGCGCTCGACGTCACCACGTCGCCGGACGGCGTGGTGACGATCCATTTCCAAGAATCCGGCGTCGGCGCGACAGCTCCGGCCGCCGCGCAGGGTGCCGTCGTCTCGAACGTCGCGGCGGCCGTCAGCAACGCGGCAGCCGCCGCAATCAAGCTTTCCCCCAAGTAAGGAGTTTCCCGTGAAGAAGACCCTCATGCTGCTCGCGGCAGGCATTGTCGCGTTCCTCGCCGGCTGCGCCGGCCTCTCGACCGCAGTGCAGTCGCCGATCACCTCGCAGTCGGCGGCGCAGATGGGCGCGACCGGCTGCGTCCTAATCAAGGATGAGGTCGGCACGCTCGCGCTTGCCGGCCTGTTCACCGGCGGCGCGCAGAAAACGCTGACCGAAACTATCCAGCCGGCGGTCGACATGGTGTGCGCCGATGGCGCGACCGTGACGCAGCTCAACCTGAAGACGCTGTCGGCGGCCGCCGTACCCGCGCTGATCGACCTGGTGAAGCTGTCCGGTCTGCCGGACGCGGACAAGACGAAGGCGATCCTCGCGATCGGCACGGCGAAGGCGATGCTTGACACCGCGCTCGCAGTGCTGACGACGCCGGCGGCCGCTGCGCCGGCACCGGTACCCGCGTCGACGCCGCTTGCCGGAGGCGCGCCGCAATGAAGCCGATCCGCGTCGCACTCAGCGGCAGCGGCTTCCGCCTCGGCGCGCACCTCGGCGCGCTGCAGGCGATCGCCGACGCCGGCTACACCATCGTGGAGCTCGCCGGCACGTCCGGCGGCTCGATCATCGCCAGCCTGTTCGCGAGCGGTATGCCGCTCGACGTGATGCGCCAGCTGCTGATGGAGATGGACTGGTCACGGATGATGAGCTTCTCGCCGTGGGCGCTCATCCGCCACCAGGCGCTCTGCACCGGCGACGCGCTGCTGCAGTACCTGCTCGGCACGACGAACGGGAAGACGTTCGCGCAGCTCGACGTCGACCTGAAGGTGATCGCGGCGAACCTGCTGACGGAGCGCGAGTTCCAGTTCTCGAAGGCGGCGACGCCGGACGTGCCGATCGCGCTGGCGGCGCGCGCGAGCGCGTCAATCCCGATCGTGTTCGCGCCGGTCGCCGTGGCCGGCGGCCTGATGGTTGACGGTGGCACATGTGACAACATGCCGGTCAGCGATCTGACGGTCGACGACGTGCCGCGCGTCGGCATCTACCTGGTGTCCGACGATGCGCCGCTGCCGCCCGGATCGTACGGGCTCGCGACGCTCGCGCCGCGAATCATCGACCTGATGCTTGCCGCATGTGAGGCGACGCACGTCGCGCTCGACAGCCGAAACGGCGCGACGATCATCCACGTGCCGACCGGCTACGCGAGCTCGTTCGACCGGCACATGGCGGTCGCAACGCGGCAGCGCCTGTACGACGACGGGTATCGGGTGACGGCGGCCGCGCTGGCGAATATCAGCCGGCCGACACCGCACGCGCCTGATTCCCGCTGAGCCGATCCGCCAGCGCGTGAAAGCGCGCGCGACAGGGCGCTTCGACGCGGTTGTAAAGCGTGTGCGCGAGCGCGAACGACAAGTAGAAGAACACCGCGAGCACCATCGCCTGATCCACAGGCGAGCGAAACGCGGCCGCAACGTGAATGAGCGCCCCGAAGACGCCATAGCTCAGGTAGAGGGAATAGGAGACGCGGCCGAGGTACTGGAACGGGGTCGTTTGGAGCAGGGCAGAAACTGGGCCCGCATCGCCGGACAGCGAGCCGACCAGAAGCGCGAACGCGATCGGTGCGACGAAAACCAGCCCGGGCAGTTGAAACGCAAACGCGATGATGAAGACGGCCGCCGCCAGCGCGACGCATTGCGCCGGGCCCGCGCGCAGCGCGCGAACCGGCGCGGAATCGCGAAATTCCGCGAGTAGGGCGCCGATGAAGAAGCCGGCGAGGCACCTGGACCAGCCGTAGTCGTAGCTCAGGTCCATGCAGCGGTAGCCGGCCGCGCAGTGGTGCGGCACGAACGACGCCCAAACGGCCACCGCATACCCGATGAGCGCCATCGCGCCGAACGCCGCCAGACGGAGCTTGCCGCGCGCGAACAGGCATAGCGCGCCGAACAGGATGTAGACGTAAAACTCGTCGCCGGTGCTCCAGCTGACCCCCGTCGAGAAGACGTGATCGAACAGGTGAAGACCTTGCGACATCGTAAGCAACGAGGCGGCTTCCTGCACGGTCGGCAAAATCTTGGGTACGACGTGACCAGGCGAGAATGATGCGATGACGCCCATCACCACGTTCGCCACGCAGTAATTGAGGAACGACGTGACGATATGGGCGGGCCACAGCCTTCCGAACCGCCGCAGCATGAATGCCCATAGGCTGGGACCGTCAGCCATCTTCGAACTGTAGGCGCCGCAGATCACGAATCCGCTCAGGACGAAAAACAGGTCGACCGCGAGGTAGCCGCTGCGGGCGTAGGTCAGGCGGTGAAAATCCAGATCGACATGGTAAAAAACGACCAGAAGCGCGGCCGCTCCGCGTAGACCATCCAAGGCCTTTACGGTTCGTTGCATGTCTCCCCCCATTCGATACGGTCTCGTATTTTTCCTCTCGGCACTGGGCGCTGGCGATCCTAAACGCCGCGCGGCTTACGCGGCAGCGGGTCAAGTCGCTCAAGCCAATCCCATCCAGCCCAACGATCGCCGGTGTGACGCAGGTGCGTGTAGCGCTTCAGCGAGGTCCAGCTTCGATGTCCCGAGACTGCGGCCACATGTGGGATATTCAGCCCCATTTCGAAAAGGCGCGACGTCCCCTCGTGGCGCAGATCATGGAAGCGCAGGTCGTCGATCGCGAGGAAGTCGCATGCGCGCGTGAAGCTCGCGCTGATCGACTTGTGGTTGTAGGGGAAGATCGGGCCACGCGCAGGCTTCACGGCCTCGACGATGCGCGCGGCTTCCGGCGGCAGATCACACCAGGTGTCGTTCCCAATCTTCTGGCCCGGATGCTTCATGTCCCGCACCAACACGCGGTCGCCCTCGTAATCCTCGACACGAATCGTTGTGATTTCCTCCTGACGGCGGGTCGAGAACATGGCGAAGACGATGATCTCGCGCATCGGAATTGCCGCCCGCTCGCGCGCCTCCATCTCGGTGTAGTAGGTGAGGATGCGGTCGAGCTCGTCGCGAGTCGGGCGCCGATCGCGATTCTTCGAGCGGCCGGTGATGCCCATCTTCTTAGCGACGGTCACCGCGTCGTCGAACTCCTTTTCGTTCAGCGGGTAGCCCCACGCCGGCCGCGCGATGCGCACGATCGCGCCCAGATGGGACATGTAATTGCTGACGGTCTGCGGCTGGACCTGTAGCGAACTCGCGAACGCCTTGTAGTCCGGGCTCTTGATCTCGGAGCACCGCATCGATCCGATCGGCATTTCCTTGATCTTGTTGAGCACCTGCGTCTTCGTCTTGCCGAGCGCGCGCTTCGATTCCCTGGCGTATCGGTCGATCACGTCGGCGAGCGGCGGATCGTCCTGCTTAACCGTCTCCAGCGCGCCGGGCTGCCCGAGTTCCTTTTCGCGCTTGTCATGCCACGCGCGCGCCGCAGCCTCCCGGTCGAACGTCTTCGCCTCGGTATAAACGACCTTGCCACCTTCCTTTCGGCGGATCTGGACGGTGTAGCCTATACTTCCATCCTTGCGTTTTCTGGGGGTAATCGTGCCCATGATCTCACGGTGCTACACGGCGAAAATCGGAGCTACATCGTAGCACTGACCAGCAAAAAGCGGCAAAAACTACAGAAATAGGCGTCGAATCACACAAGCCGAAACAGGGCTTAAGATCTTGAATCAACAGAATTTTTCAAAGAAATCAACGGGTAGGCGAGTTTCCGTTGCCCCGATGCTGGACTGGACCGACCGTCATTGCCGGTCGTTCCACCGCACGCTCACGCGCCATACATGGCTCTATACGGAAATGATCACGACCGGCGCGCTGCTGTTCGGCGACGCGCAGCGCCACCTCGCGTTCACGCCGAGCGAATCGCCGGTCGCGCTGCAGCTCGGCGGCAGCGAGCGGGACGATCTCGCGCGCGCCGCGAAGCTCGGCGAACAGTGGGGCTACGACGAAATCAACCTGAATTGCGGGTGCCCGTCGGAACGGGTGCAGCGCGGCGCGTTCGGCGCGTGCCTGATGAACGAGCCGCAACTCGTCGCGGATTGCGTGAAGGCGATGCGCGACGCCGTGTCGGTGCCGGTGACCGTCAAGCACCGGATCGGCGTCGATGCGGTCGAAGAGTATGCGTTCGTGCGGGATTTCGTCGGCACGGTTGCTGAGGCAGGCTGCGAAGTGTTCGTCGTGCATGCGCGCAACGCGATCCTGAAAGGGCTGTCGCCGAAGGAAAACCGCGAGATTCCGCCGCTCAAGTACGACTATGCATATCGGCTGAAGCGCGACTTCCCGTCGCTGGAGATCGTGATCAACGGCGGCATCAAGACGCTCGACGAGGTTGCGCAGCATCTCGAACACGTTGACGGCGTGATGCTCGGCCGCGAGGCGTATCACAATCCTTATGTGCTGGCGGGCGTCGATGCGCGGTTCTATGGCGCGAACGACGCGGCGCCGACGCGCGAGGAAGCGGAAGCGCGGTTGATCGAATACTGCGCGGCGGAGCTGAAGCGCGGCACGTACCTCGGTGCGGTCGTGCGCCACGCGCTCGGGCTGTATCGCGGCGTTGCGGGCGCGCGCGGCTGGCGGCGCGTGCTGTCGGACAACAAGAAGCTCGCGCGCGGCGATCTGGCCGTGTTCGACGAGGCGCGGGCGCATCTTTACGCAGCCGAAGAAATTTTTGAAAAAAACGCTTGGCAAGAATAA